TAAAGTTCCAGCATCTGCCAGCCGTTGAATTTCATTTACAAGCTGATCAAGCTCTTCTTGTGTGCCATCAAAGTCATCAAATGCGCCGGGTGCAAATTGAATTTTTATTTTTTCTGGTTCTGTCATTTATTTCTTTTTAAATTTCTGGGAAATTGAATTTTGTCCACGGCAATATTTGAGCCAAATATTCTTGATCCAAACAACTTGCCGCATCTGTGTATCCATTATTAATCAAAACCTGTACACAATCTTCAATAATTAATTGGGCAAATTTGTTACGATCCAGTAGACCTGTGGTCAAATCAGTTGCCGCAAAAGAATTTATTAAAATTTTATTGTTCATGGTGATGTATTATAAAACATATTTAAAGCATTGTCAAGCATCTATTGCTTTTCGGAAGATAATTTCTTGCCGGGCAAAGGCATCCTGTTCCCAAGGTTGATCCAAGTATTTTGTGCGTTTGGTATAACGCCGACCTGCCCAATAATGTGTTCCATTTACAGTCCGAAGAATGCCACGTGCCATTTGACGCACATGTACCATTTCGTGTGCAAGTGTAAGTCCAATATCTTTAATTGACATGCGTGGCTGTATTACAATAACATAACTGTCAATGATGTCCATTGGAACTGTCATGCCCATGCCTTCACAGTCGCTTTCCAGTCTAATTAACACTGCCTTACGACTGTTGGTCAATCCCAATTGCTCAATCATTGATGGCAGTATGGCTTCTATAAATTTGCGCTTTCGGGCACTGGCGCCATCAACTTTAAATTCCATTATTTTCTACTCCAAATGCCTTGAGAATTTCTTCACCTAAGTTGTAGGTTTGATGGACATCGCCTTGATCAGCAAGCCCAGCACACTCACGTATAATCATGCGGGCAAACGCTTCTTTGTCAAACCTTTGTTCCTGGCCGTTCTTGTCAAAATCTGTAGCATGCCAGGCCATTTCTTTGAGCTTTGGATTCATTTTAAATTCCTGAGTGTAAAGGATTGCGTCTACGCAGATGTGCTAGTGCGGCTTCCTTGGTTTCAAAACGTCCACTGATAGGCGTTTGGTGTGCGCCACGCACAATGTACCAACCACCCAACAATCCGTTGTAAATGACTTTCATATCAATTCCTTAAATTTTAGTAAGTATCCAAATCTTAACAGCAACGATCACAATGACCACTGCTACTGTTACAAGAATTTCTAAGCCTGGCATCAATTGCTCCAAAATGCTTCGCTGTCAACACGGCAAGCCCAGGGAGTGTCAGCATCGATTTCCACTGGCACACCAGTCATCAAATTACGAACTGTAATCTTAGGAGCACGATATGTATCTCGTGCAACAATATTGAGTTGGTCTTCACTCCAACCTGCTTTGTTACAGAGTCGTGTACGAGTTGCCTTGGCGGCACCAAATGTTTTGTATGCACGGGTTTTGTTAGGACCGTCTGTAACGATTAAACCAGTACCTTTGCTAACGATTACATAGCTCATTGTGCTCTCCTTTTTGCTTAACATGTATGTATTATACAGTAATTTGGACCAGGTGTCTACCAAAATTTGGTTGTTTTTTGTTGTAATTTTACAACGAATTCAAAGCTGGTTGCATAACTGCAATCAGTTCACGCTCACGGGCATGGGCCGCGGTTTTACCACGTACCACTTCCAGCAAGTAAGGTGTAAAGCCTTCACGACCGTATGTACGAAGTGCTTCACACAGATTCCAGTTCTTGCTTTCTGTATTAGCACGGCTCAAGTGACGGTTAAAACGTCCACGCACAGAGCTCAATGCTGAGCCATCAACTACAGTGATACCAATGTAGCTGTCACCAGTAACTTCGCAAAATAATTCATATATTGCGTGGTTACGATCTGTACGGCGCTTGCGGGTTACTGTTTTGCTGTTCATGTATGTATTATAGCCGCAAATTGGGCCTGCGTCAACCGTTTTCTGCTAAAAACCCTGATTTTTTCAGGGTTTTTTGACTCTTTTTAAGCAATTTGTAAGGTTTGTAAGGTTTGTAAGGAAACTGTTGCATAAATGCAACAAATTTATCAATATTTTTGTTGCAAAAAGGTATAAATTATTGGGAAAATATTGACTAAATAAACTCATATTAAGGAGACAATTCAATGAAAACCATTGAAACTACAATTTTTACACGCCCTGACAGTACACCAAAAGTCACATGGTTTAAACTATCAGAAGAACAACGTGCCGCTAGAAACCATATGAATGTGGCCATTGGTTACACTTTAACAAGTCCAACAACTCAGCTTGAAGTGATTTATTTTAACACAGAAGAAGCAATGGCTCAATGGAAAGCTAAACCAGAAGCTCAGGCAGTATTAGCCGCACGTGATGCTTATAATGCCGCAAATGGTATTATTGCATCAGCAACAACTTCAGTTACTGTTGAATAAACTTGATTGGTTTTAAATGCAAAAAATTCATGTACTTGGTGTACCTCGCAGTGGATCAAATTATGTGTTTTCAATGATTGCCAATAGAATTGAACCCAAGACTGCATTATTGTACCCGGATAGATTTGCATTAAACCATCGCCTTTATCATGGGCATTCTGATGAAAAACGCTTAGAACTAATATCTCAGTCAGTTGACGATGTTGTAGCCAGCACTTCTGCTTTAACTAAATCTCACCCGGGCCATTTATTTTATTTGTCACATAATAATCTAATAGGCAAATTTAAATCTGCTGATTTTTATAATATTGTAACTGTCAGACGCGATTTAGTACAAAGTTCAATTAGTCATGCCCGCAGTTTTGCAACCAAAGAGTGGTTTAAATATGATTTAGCAAAAAAGCCACTTATAATTAGCCAAGAACAAATACATAGAAGCATTAATATTATTGTTATTTCAGTATTACAAATATTAATTAATAAACTTGATATTAAATACAATGAAATTGTATACTACGAAGACTTAACAGGTAATATGGATTTGGATATTAAAAAATTAGCAGTCGCAAAGTATACCAAATTTGGCGAAGCAAAAAAGAACGCATCTGACCCAGAGATTAGTCCTAATAAAAAAGAAACTATTTTAAACTATGACGAATTGGTAGAAACGTGTCTTGAATACTTTGAAAATTTTCGTGATGAACGGTTGACAGTTGTCAATGGCATTGCTGACATCAAGCTTGACATAAAATAACTAAAGTAGACCGATTATTTTGTCAGTTTTGGTAAATAAAAACATAGCCTAACGCCAAACAGTTGGGTAAATTTTAAGGATATGAAAATGATTTTAACTTATAGAAAATTAACTCGTCCGGCTGCTGTAGCACCTGCTACACCTACTCCATGGACTAAGCTTACAAAAGAACAAAAAGCTGCCGCTAAAAAGATGGGCGGCGTTGCACACAGCTCTATCAAAGCTGGTGCAAATACAATGATTGAATTTGTTGCTTTTTCAAACGAAGCAACCAAGGCCAAGTGGGAAGCAGATGCGGCAGTTCAGGCTGTTTTAGCCACAGTTAACACTCAAAACACGGCCAGTGGTATTAGTGCTACAGGTTGGTCAACATTAAATGTTGCCGCTTAATTAAAAGTAAATATTATGGCAAGATTAAGAATTACAACATACACAAGACCAGCGGTTACTGCGCCAGCAACTCCGGTTGATTGGTGGGACAAAACCAGTGGTGCAACACCAGCAGATAAGAAAACATTGGCCGGTCCAAGAGCATTGAATCGTGCCGCAACCACCAGTGGAAAAACAGACTACATTGTGTTTGAACTATTTAGAAATAATGCCGCAATGATGTCTTATGATGCAGACGCCGCAGTTGTAGCAGTAAAGGCAAAAATTGCCACTTATAATACTGCTCATGCTATTACCAAAACTGAAGTTATTACAAACGTAGCTATGTAAATAACAAATGTAAGGTTGAGTAAAATGGGCCAATGGCCCATTTTTATCGTCCTAAACCTTGTCGGTAAGCTTCATTTTCACGTCTGCGCTTTTCTTCTTCGTAACGTTGACGAGCACCACGTTCACATGCCATACGCTCACTTGGATGTGTATATGCCTGGCAGTTTGTGGCAACAATAACAACTTCTTCTCGTACTACAACCGGTCTATGATGAGGTTGAGCCATTGCTGAACCAACGGCCATGCCAACTATACCACCGGCAATGGCAGGACCTGCATGGCGACTGGCACATCCAGTGGTCACAACAGACATGGCTAACATTAAGATTAAAACAAGTTTTTTCATATTTTACCTTTTCTTTTGAAAATTCTCAACTATTCTATAGTTATAATTTAGGTCACCCTTATCAACGTGCAATAGATAATCTTCGTACGTTAATTTTTTAGAAAATATATTCTTTTCAAATTTATTTATTGTGATGTCACTGGTATCACGCTTTTCAATTGCTTGATATATTAAATTGGCAAATATTTCGAGATTTTGATTGGAGAAATGATTGACCCTAGGATCAGACCCACAGCTTCTGACCCACTCAATATAAGAAGAACAATTTTTAATCTCTGATTCAGAGATGTCATTTAAAGGAAGTGTTACATGCAAGAAGTTTGATGGGGCTTGTTTTGGTAAAGGTATTGCTTTTTCCAATGCCCAGCCACCCATCAAAACAACAATAGAGTCTGGAAACAATTCAGCACAATTGCGTATAGCATGCATGTAACATGAATGATTTATGTTGATTAAATCAAGGTCAACATTTGTAAGGTACCATTTCAAATGTTCTTTGTTTTCTTTTAACCATTTATGTCTGGGTAAATTTTCATCTATTAGGTCAATAAACATTGGAGCATACAATGATGCAGATTCTGGATATTGTTTTTGAAATTCAAAATGTACACGGCCAGGATTGGACAATGATAAAATAATGACATCACCATTTTTAATTTTATTATCGCTGATGTCGTTGTAAAAATTTGACATACAAAACTCAGCACTGCTGGCTCGAACTGCCTTGTTAAAAACAGGTAGATTCATTTTCTTAGACAGCAAACGTAACCAGCCCAATTTGGCGTCGTGTTGATGTGGTGCAATGTAACTATCACCGTATGACAAAATTCTTTTCATTTATTATATAGTTAGACTATAGTATTAATGTAACACCTATTAGATTAACTGTCAATTGGTAATTTGCTCACTTTGAGCAGAGTCTGGCGTAACCCTGGACCAGGCAGCAGCCGCCTGTTTGACGCCATTAACCGTTGACGACAACGTGCCCTAAGGTGGGTTCTTTAATGCTGACTGTATGGATTACGATACTTGTCGTAGCCATCCGAGTCGGGATATACGTAATAGATATCGGGACTATTCACTGGTTCTGCCAGTGGCTCAGCGTTTTGCTGTTGAAGGATTTGGTCCTCCAAATGTGTCTGTTCCATATGGATTTTCTCCTGTCATTTGTGGGCGGGCAAACCAAAGTTTGAACCAAGCGTCGGTGCCTGGTTCAATTTTGTGCTTTCTCATGTATTCAACTTTTTCAGCCGATGCATTTGTCAATGGGCTATCGCTACCAGCTACCTTTTTACCAGAGCCTAAGGTAATACCTGCCAGTTGACGTAGACGATCTATGTCAATTGCGCCGGGTTCTTCAATGTCACGCATTTTCATTATTCTTTTGACTTCATATAATCACGTACAGTATCTAAGTAGTCAACTGCTTTGGTGATTTTTGCTTGCACCCATTCTGGCAAGTTTTCATCACTGTCTAATATACTACGTAATTCCATGGCGGCATCAGCGGCTGTGGCCAAATCTTGTTGGGCCATTTTGCCTTCTTGATCATACTCGCCTGGGTCATTTTCCCCTAGCGCAACAGGAGTACCTGCTACCGTAGTAGCATTCATAATACCAGCAAGCTTTTTAATGCGGCTAATGTCAATTGTTTGATCAACATTGATGCTGGCCATTGATTCTTTAATTTGTTTTGTCATAATTTAGGTATTTGCTTGTATGTAGCAATATAAGTATTATTTATGAGAAAACTACAAGTGCTTGGCATTCCTAGATCAGGAACAACGTATCTTTTTAAAGCAATATATCACCAAATTGCCCAGCCGTTTGATAATATCTTAAACGAAAGTTTCCACCCCAACAACAAGCATTACAGGTCTTTTAACAGCGATGAAGTTTCTGGCGCCATTGACAGGGCCTTACAATCATGGTGCAATCCAGACCAATCTGCTGTGACAAAAACACATCCTGCACATTTGAATTATCTCAAAACAGCAAATCTCTTAGATAAATTTAAATCCATTGAGCCTTATACCATAGCAATAATTAGAAAATCAGTAGTTGATACAGCCATTAGCAATGCCAGGTCAACGCAAACTGGAGAATGGATTTCCTATAATATACAAGAACCAATATTGATAGATACTGGGCTGTTTGAAAAGTCTCTAAAGGCATCCAGCAGAAATCTAACGGATCTTGTGGAAAATAAATGGGCCTTGGTCTACGATGAAGTTGTGTACTATGAAGATTTAACAGGTGAACCCGAGGTTGATGTTACAAAATTTAAAATTTATGATTCCGTGAACTTTGTCAAAAGATCCAATTTAAAATTGAATGTTAAAAGGTTCCCTGACAAACGTCTATCAATAACAAACTACAATGAATTAGTTGACATTGCTGTGGACTTTTATGCCAAATTAAATCATCCGCAGATTGAATTTGACGGTGAAGCAGTAAAGGTAAACCTGGCGTAAACCAGGTTTATTGTCATTTTCCAGTAGTTGGATACTTGGATAATTCTTTATCTTTGAACTGTTTTAATTCGTAAAAGTATAAGGCCAATTGTTGTAAAAAATCATAAAACATAATTAGATCTCCTGTCGTACACTTGCATCCAGTGTTCTACTTCAGCGGCTGAGCTAGGTTGCTTACTTGCAATGAAACGTTCAATATCACTTTGACGTGGGTTCTTAGGAAATAAACGCTCAATTAAATTGAAAACTTTTAACAACATAGCTGACAATTATTTGGTTAAACCAAACATGCTAAACGCTGGCTTGGCAAAGGCACCAAATGCTTTTAGGTTTGCTTGGAACTGCTCAGTAGCAGATTCTGCTAAACTGGCGTTGGCCTTGGCTAGTGCCTGGGCATAATCAGTTGTGGCTGTTGCAACTTGTGCAACCAACTCTTTTGTCAACTGTTGATTTGATTCGATTGTTTTTGTAATTTCTGTAAACATGCTTATTCTCCTTTAATGTTAAGCGAGTATTCTGATAGCCTCTTATGAGCACTACCACTAGTAGAAACACTATCAGTGTTTTCACTAGTATAACACTATATATGTTGCGGCGCAACATCATTCAAACCCGTTTTAACGAGTTTTACAGGAGTTTAGTGACCATTCACTAATTTTGCAAATTCACCACTGGCCAAGTTCTTGCCCTTGCTTTCACATTGAATATCAAACCACTGGCTAAAACCAGCGGCCCAGTCATTAACTGCTGAATTCCAGTAAAAGTCTGAGTGTGCTCTAAGCTTTTGCTTTTTGTAGCCTAGTGCCAGGAGATTGGCCATGGATGGGAGGACATCTCGGGCATGGCCAACGAGTACATCTTCGCGAGAAACACTGTAATGGCAAGCAGGACGCACACCACGCCAACTATCGATAACACGTTTAACACGGTCATCACCAGGCTGTATATATTCACCCGAGTTAATCCAATGATGGTGTATGTCAAGTACAATTGGGCAGATATCAGCCAGTTGTAAACAGGTTTCAAGATTGTGTGAGTTTTCTTCATTTTCTATAGTTATGCAGTTACGGGCCTCAGGTGACAACCGATTATATACTCGGCGAATTCCGTCAGGCCCTTGTTGACCGGAAATGTGTACATTGATCTTAAAATCTTGAAAGGTTTGACCATAACCCATCCAGCGAGCCAGATCAGCATGATATTCAAATTCTAAAATACTGCGCTCTACAATGCCTTCATTGGCACTGGCTAACACACAAAACTGTCCAGGGTGAAAGCTCAGACGTACACCCAGTCTACGTGCGGCCTCACCAACTGGAGCAAAGATTCTAGCACAATGGTCCTGTACATCTGCTTGTTTCCAAAAAGGAATCCAGTCTTCATGTGTGTAGCCTTGTAGCATTTCTGAACCCAGACGTACCATGCGTCTATGTTCTGGTAAGGTGGCCACACGTTCTACCAACAGCAAAGCCGCCCGAGCATTATGATTCATAATGTCCCACTGACGCTGTTCAGCTTCCGACTTGTGTTCACGTAACCAGCGCATGGTAGTACTACGTCCGTTTAAGTCTCGATCCACTGCTGAGGGTTTTAGGCCAGCAACTTCGCTAGGATCATTGATCCACTTGCAACAAAAACCTACTCGACCCATAATGGCTCCTACCAATGACGTATTACGTTAGCACAAATAAAGAAACATGTAATTACATGTATTATAACCCAAAATGTCTTTAAGGTCAAGGCAATTCTGGCTTCTTTTCTTGTCAAGATGGGCACATCGGGCCTATCCTCATCTGTATGTCCCATTAAATGACCAGTGGCTCTGGCCCAAATTTTTTCTAAACTATTCATAAAAATAATGCCACGAAGCAGGGGAAACGAAAATAGTCAAATATCAAACGTCAAACATCTAGAATCAAACATACGCTTTTTGCTCAGATATACGATCAAACATCACTTTAATTATTTTATATCTGAGCAAAGCTGGATGAGTTAGTTTTCAAGACTAATTCAGTACTTGTGCATCGCATGAAGCGATACTATTATTTTCGCCTTTGCCCTGGACCAAGTGTGGCGGCTTAGTCTAGCCCAAGTTCAGACAGCACAAGTGCTACCTGTTCGGGTACTTCAATTTCTGTGCGGACATTGATACCGACCATTTCGTCCTTGATTTTGCGACGTCGACGACGTATTGTTTCTAATTCTTTCTTTGCTGTTGCAATAGATTCAGCTGGCACAACGTTAACGTCAAGACTGTAATCACGACCGTAAATGCTAACTCGTTCGTTGTTGCTGTTGGCTTTTCGACTTTCAATTTCTGCGGCCAGCGCATCCAAGTTAGGACGAACCACAGCTTCACTAAATGCTTTTAAACGGGCCTCTGCACTGGCCAACATTGCTTCTTCGGCAAGGTAATCTGTAATACCAACTTCTGCGTTCTTTTTAGCCACTACAGCACGTAAGAACTTGTTTGCGTTAAGCAACCGACCAGCTTGTGCATGGTTTGTTTTTACCTTTGCCAGTTGTTCTTCTAAACGTGCAACAACATCTGTTTCAAACAAGCTGATTTTTACAGTTGTTTCTTCTGTGCCAAGACGTTTGATTTCGTCGGTGATGGTTTGCTGAACCACACTGGCCTTGCGTAGATTGATTTTCATGGGATTCCTTAGAAGTTTAAGTGTCTATGTGTTAGTATAACACCATCACTCATCATCGTCAAGTACTTCTGGCAATTTTGGTAAGATATATTGAGCAGATATTTTTAACAAGGGCAAGCCCAATGGATCGTTGGCGTTGACACGGCCCACAATGTCAAATTCCAATCCATTATTGCTGGCAATATCAACTGTGGCAAATATCCAGCGAGGTATATTTGCTGTATGCATAAGTTTAATATCCAATTGTGCGGCCATAGGATATCTTTTATATTGGTTAAAAACTGTTTCTAATATTGCATGGTCCAACAATGACAAAATGGCTCCGTTGTGTATGGAGCCAAGTTGATTCTTGTGAAATTGGTTGCTGAACCAGGCAAAACTGCCAGACATTTCATCAATCTTATACCATAATGGCATAATGTTGCCAATGAAATCTTGACGCTTTGTTCCCCTATATGTGTACCCAAGAAGTTCAAATGCCCCGGGAGTATATTTCATGACCAGGAAGTTGTGCCGGAGATTTTAACCCAGATAAACGCATTGCCATCTGTGTAATCAGCATTGCAAATGTATAAATCAACACCATCAATGGAATAATCTCCACGTTTGTTAATGCTTGAACCATTAGGACTGCTGGGTTTGTCAACCAAGCGTGTAGGAGTTGTGATAATACCAGTGTCTTCATTATAACTAATGCCACCTGTAGCACTTATTGAATGGCGGGCACGAGTTTGTGTAAAGTACAAGTTTGTTGTTCCGCCTTCGGGAATGTCAGCAGTACTTGGTTTGCTGGTTAGGTCTGCATAACTACCACTACGAGCAACTGAGGCTATATTAAGGTCAGGTTGATCGGCCAGGCTGTTATAGCTTCCGTTGAACAGAGTAGGTTTGTCCAGTAAATCATTATAACTACCACTTGTAGCAACTGTAGCAAAGCCAATGTTGCTTGTTTCTACACCATTTACAGAACTACCTGTAAATACAACATCCTCACCTGTAATTGTACTAGAATTAAAATCACTAACGCTTAATTTATCGTTAACATCTGCGGTAATTGTTGTTATAATTTCCACAGCATCGGCTATATCTGCAAGCTGTATGTTTACCCAATTTTGTGTTGCAACTTCTAACACAGCCAATCTGTAATCAACCAAGGCATCTGAGTAGTATTTTTTACCACCAATTGCTGTACTTTCGGTTATATCATCAGTTGTAAGTCCCGACAGCGCAGATATAACTCGTGCGTTTGTAAAGTACAAGTTATTGGTGCCTTCTGTTAAGATATCAGTGGTCCTTGTCTCTAAAAACTCAGCAACTCTTTGATTTGTATAATATTTGTTAGTGCCTTCGGTAATGTTAGTGGTTGTTGACCAATCTGGCCTGTTTGTTAAGTCGGTGTAGCTACCACTGAATAATTCTGGTCTGTTTGTTAAGTCGGTGTAGCTACCACTGAATAATTCTGGTTTACTTATTAAGTCTCCATAACGTCCACTGAATGCAACAGCTGACAAGTTTTCCAATGAATAACCATAATTGTCCAGCATTGTGCCGCTGAAATCATCAACTGAATTGGTAACATCACCCCCATCTATATTGGTCGGGTCGTAGCTGTTGATAGCATTGTCAACATATTCTTTTGTAACAGCTTGTTTGTTTGCTGTGATTTCTGAATTTAAATATACTGCATCAAACGTTGGCGCTAAATCATAGCTGATAACACCAGTTGAATTATCATAACTCAGAAAAGATCCAAATGTACTAATTGCGTCACGTACTTTAGCATCTGTGTAATATTTGTTTGAGCCTTCGGCGATGTCTGTTGTAGTTAATGTGACACTGCCAGATTTACTGTTAACAGAGGTAACACCGCCAACCACTGTGATTACACCAGTGGTGCTGTTATAAGAACCAGCACCTTCAACAGTTATGGCACTACGAGCACGACTATCTGTATAAAACTTATTTGTACCTTCGCTTAGATTTGTAGTGGTTTTGGTTGCAAACTGGGTGCTGAATAATGTATTAAAATCGGCGGCCGAAACCTTTTGATTTATTTGTGCAATTATACTTGCGGCAAAATTTGGGTCATTTCCAATGGCAGTTGCTAACTCTTTTAATGTATCTAATATAGTTGGAGCACCGTTTATAAGTGAGTTAACTGCTGAACTGATAGCCAGATTGACGTAGGTTTTATCTGCTAAATCTCTGTCTGATGTAACAGCATCAAATAGTAAGTCGGCAGTGGTCTTTAGTGTTAGCCCAGATTGAAGCAAGATAAGTGAATCTTCTGTTCCAACACTACTGGCTGGGTTTAATTGGGAAATTTTTACTATTGACATTTTATGCTATTATCCTTGTTAGAGTCACATGAATTGTATAATTGGTTAATGTACCTGTGTCAACACAATTAATGTTTAACGTTGAACCGTCGCATGTTAACTCAATGTCTGCTGAAAACTCTTCTTGGAACACATCTTCGATTTCTGTAACTGTAGTATTATTTATTGTGCCTCTTAGCTGTTTAGCAACAATATCTCCTGCAACATTTTTTGCAATAACTCGCAAGTCATAGAATTCTATTCCTGCTACTTCTACTGGGTTGCCTTGTTTATCAAGCGCAAAAGAATCACTGCTATTACATGTGGCTGTTAGTACAATGTTTCTTGTCTCTGCCCCACCAACACCAATTGAAAATTCGCTTGAGGTAGTACCGGCTGTATTATTAAATGTTTTCATTATATGTAAGATACCTCAACTCTGATATTTCCACTAGCTGTGTTGCTTGGGATATTTACAACAACATCTTGTCTTGAACTGGTAATTAAATCTGAATCAACCACATAAGTTCCTGTCTTGCTTGCACCATGTTGACTGTACTGCCAAACAGTATTAGCACCAACATCAATGGTAAAGTCTGGGGCATTAACTAAATCTTGTAGTACAGTTACACTTACATTTAAGATTCTTCGATCTTCGCTTACTGTACCAATTGTGGTTGTTGCACCCGGTAAGGCAACAACTTCTTTGATTGTTCTAGCATCAACAGCAACACTGCGTTCTCCACCAACTTTGGTCCATTGTTGACCATCATATGTAAATGTAGCCCATTCGCCGTTGCCATCGTCAATTACGTAACATTGATCACCGACCAACGAATTTAGTGCGTCTCGGGCAGTCGTGTTGGCCACTACCGCAGTACCGCTTGATCTGATACCTTGTTCAATGTTTAGTCCTAACGCATAACGTCCGTTTTGACCACTTAATACACCTGCTGTATCTAAGAAATTACCAGCAAAGTCTCTGATAGTTAGCGGGCCACCATCGGCGCGAATTAGACGCAATGCTGATGTTGTTGTATTTGCAGGCGTTATAGTTGGCAAGCTAGATGTAGAACCTGTACCAGCAAAGTTATTGCCATTGGTATCAGCTGTGATGTTAACAATAGTAATTGAGCCGCCGGCATTATTTCTAAGTTTAATATCGCTACCGTTGACTACACTGGCAACAATATCTGTGATTTTTGCCGCATTAATATCCGAGACCATATCGTTTACGTCTGCAACACTTGGATCTCCATATGCTGCCGCTCCGCTTGTGGTTGTTGTAAAGTTAACAGTTGTTCCATTGATACTTGCGCTAAACGGGGTGTAACCAGCAATAATACCATAAGCACTACCCTGACCAGCAATATCGCTTACTACTTCTTTGGCAGCACCAACCTTGACTGCTGTAACCTTATGATTAGGTGTTTCTGCATTAATTAATTCTACAGCTTCGGTTACACCATATGTACCTGTGCCACTGGACAATGTTATTTGAATTCTATTAATTTCTACTACATCGCCATCAGTTCCTTGAGGGTCTATGCCTGTACCTGTAGTTGATGTAGGAATAGCATAAGCAATTTTCATGTAAATGGGACGACGACTGTTGTCGTTGGTTGTTAAATCACCTGTACCATCTAAACTAGGATATATGTAATCTCCTACACTGCCAGGAAGTCCTGGCACAAAGTCAATAATACCATTGGCAGGACGCAGTATGAATTGATCAGGTCCAGGTCCCGGATAAACCACAGTACCAATGAACCTTCCAATATTGTTTGCATTACTTAAAGCAAAATCTTCATTCTCAATACAAACAGCGTCACCTTGCTCAAAACCATGATTTTTTGTTTCTAACAAATAATTTGTCAGTGGGTTCATGTATTGGAACCTACTCATCACATTGGTAAAAAAGTCAGCACTAGCTTCACCTGGCAATGGGTCCAACATAGGGAAACCTAGTTCATTAATTTGGAAGAAGATGACAGGCCCCGGCGTACTGAATAAACCAAAACCCGCAGGATCTCTAAATGTATTATAACGTAATCTATCTTCAACAATTGCTACAACTTCTGAATTGGTTTTAGAAATAACGCTGGTAATTTGTAAAACTTTACCATCACTGGCACCGGCCACAAAATCACCAACCTCAATGTCTTGTGCGTCAAACTTAAAAGGAGTACGTGTTAAATTACTACCATGCACTTTTTCCGATACAGTAAAAGAAACTTCCCAGCGATAATATCTAGGATTAAGACCACCACTCCAATAAGGGTCATCGGCGCTGTTGGCATACGGCCAAAGACTCAATGGTGTAACCGAATCGGCTGTACCAGAAAGTACTTTGGCGGGCTTGTTTAACCCAATAAAACTAGTTTTCCAAGCATTGATAGTCATTTTTTACCTTTATACACTGCTTAGTAAGAACTGTACCACGCAATGTGTTGTTTGTCCAACTCCGGCACTAGCACCTGTTACAGATTTAGGTAAACCTATAGTCATTGTATTAACAGCAGGATCAAATGCACTAAATGCACTTGGACTTCCCGAAGATCCGCCGCCTACTAAGGTTCTACCTGCTGTAAATGTACTTGTTACACTAGTTAAAACATATGAGTTTGTTGCTCTTTGATAAGAATACACTTGTGTATTTAATGGAGCACATACGCTACCTGTAAATGTAAATGTTACTGTAGCAACCGTTGATGTTGCAGTAGCAATAACTGCACTAATACCACCATTCAATACGTTAACACTTGATAAATTACCACTTGCATCATATTCAACTTGAACTGCGGCACGGAATACACCAGAACTACCACCACCGCCACCACCGCTTGAACTAATAGTAGTTGGCGCCCAAGCACTACCATTCCAGGCCAGTGCTTGACCTGTTGTAGGTGTTGTGTCTGTAACATCAGCAAATGAATTTAAGTTACTTTGTCCTAAACGTGTATCAAAACGTGCATTTGTAAAGTATAAGTTAGTACCTTCGCTAACATTACTAGTTGATGCATTTAAACTAAATGTACCAGTAGCACTGTTATAGCTCAACCCAGTACCAGCTGCCATTGCATTACGAGCAAGCGAGTCACTGAAGTATTTGTTTGTTGTACCTTGGTTTAAATTGTCCGTCGTCTTGGCTGCTAATCTATTATCCCAACGAGTGTTAGTAAAATATTGATTTGTTGAACCTTCGCTAACATCATCAGTGTTTAAAACAACAATGCCTGTTTTAGCATTAACACTAGATACAGTACCACTACCACCAGCAACAGAACTAGGTGTCCAAGCACTACCTGTCCAGGTTAATACCTGTCCATTGGTAGGGGCTGATGTAACGGTATCAACGTCTGCCAACGCATTAATGCTCGATGCCGCAATACGTGTGTCGGCACGAGCATCAGCACGAGTGTTTGTAAAGTATAGATTGCTACCTTCAGTGATATAACTTGTGTTAGCACGATATTTGATTTGACCAGTTGTATCATCATAGCTGATCAGGCTAGTAATATTACTATCAGCAATAGAACTTAATGCTAATCTTGCTCTAGCATCGGTATAGTATTTGTTTGTACCTTCACTGATATCATTGGTTGTCACAGCATTTAATGCTGTTGTCATTGTAATGTTACCACTACCGTCAAAACTTGTTAAGCCAGTTACCTTACCACTTAAAGTTAAAGTACGAGCCGTTGTCCATTTGTTGGCCTTGTTAGCTAAATCGACTTCTAAATCATACCCGGGTTGTGTAGTATTACCAATTCCATAAACTTGTATTGTACCTGATTTATTATTGATTGTATAACTGGTTCCTGTGGCACCTGTGGCACCTACGTCGCCTCGGTCGCCCTTGATACCCTGGGCACCTGTGGCACCTGTGGCACCTGTACTACCCTGTGGTCCAACCACATAACCTGCATTGATTGTTGTGCCGTCAGTTAGCGTAACCTGTAAGTATCCACCACTATCAACAACAACGCCACCGGCAGCTACACTACGACCAGCTGGGCCTTGGCTACCTTGTGGACCCTGTGGACCAACTATGCTACCTGCATTTAATTGACTAGCATCGTCTAGTGTAATAATTAAATTACCATTATCAACTACAGCTTGTGCTACACTGATACCGCGATCACCTTTTGCGCCTTGGGCACCTGTATTACCAGTGGTACCCTGCTGACCTTGTGGTCCAATTACGCTACCAGCATCAATTGTTGTGCTGTCTGTTTTTGTAATAATTAATCGACCGCTTCCGTTAACTAAAGCAGAGTTAAATCCAACGCCTGTTTGTCCTGTTTGTCCTGTTGCACCAGTATCGCCTTTGGCACCCGTGGCACCCGCGGCACCTTGCGGACCAACTACACTACCCACATTAATTGTTGTGTTATCTTGTTTGGTTAAAACTAGTTCGCCACTGCCATTAACTGCGGCAGATTTAATACCTGATACATTACCAGCATCAACTACTGTGTTGTCACTTAATGTTAATTGTAAACGACCACTTAATGTTACGGTAGCGGCACTGATTGATAAGCCTTGTAGGCCTTGAATACCAGTATCACCCTTATCGCCTTTGGTACCACTGTTATTAACTGGCACCCATGATGTACCATTCCAACCTAATATTTGTCCACTAGCAACACCGCTAGTGTCAACATCAGTTAGTGCATTTAAGTTAGTAGTTGGCGCAGGAATTGCACTGATACTGTCGTCAACATATTTTTTAGTTGCGGCCTGTAAGTTTTGAGTTGGAGCACCCGACAATGTCAATGCACCAGTCATTGTGCCACCAGATTTTAACAATACATCTGTGGCAAAGTTAGGGTTATCAGCAAGTGCCGCAGCCAATTCGTTTAATGTGTTTAGTAACGTTGGGGCACCATCAACAATGTTACTAATTTGATTGTTTACATAAGTTTGTGTAGCATATCCATTTGTAGTTAAGTATGAGCTAACATCATTGATGCCAATACCACCAGAGCCGCCGCCAACTGCGCTAATAACACCATTGTTGATAGTAATAGTTGAACCATCAACTTTAACACCACCAAGTACACTTGCACTTGCTGTTGGCAATGTGTAGCTACTGCCGCTGCCTTCAACTGTTACATTAGCAACACCATCAACTACTTCAACAGCGGCACCACTCACAAAGTTGATGCTAGTAAAGTTTCCTCGGTTTGAAGTATTTTCGTAAATTGAAATACTGTCAAGACCGCCTGTGATGGTAGCAACGTTATTTTGTATATCTACGCTTGGTCCAACAAAGTTTAAAGTTGTTGCAGTACCGCGTACCGTACCATCTTCCTTAACTACTATACTGCCACCAGAGCCACCACCAGAGCCACCACCTATTCCAGACAGACTAATTTTTAGTTTACCAGTGGTATCATCGTATGATGTTTGTAGACCAATGTTAATATCATTGCCTACTTCAATTTGTTCAGCTACAATATCTTGGACGTCTTCTTCAGTGAGGCCACCGCCACCACCTATTCCGCCTTGTAGTTGTCCCCCTGAGGATGCGTTAATCGCCATATTATAATTCTCCTGTATATTCCGTTATAGGCTTAGGACCACTCGTTCGCAAGCACCTAGTCGATCTGCTGTTTCATTTAAATAGCTTCTTAAAACTTTGGCTCTTAGGTACACAAAATTTCCAACTATGTTAAATGTTTCAACTTTGGTTTCAATGCTGTTAACACTAAAGTATGTTGTACCATTACCCAATCCAATCGGAAACCAATCTGACTCTGCTGGATTGTCACTTAATGATGCTTCAATGACCAAGCGACCTTTAAAGTTTTTTAGATAAAACGCAACTGTATGCATTCCATCAGCAAAACCATAATATCCGTCGGCGCGAGTTGCTAGACCAGTTTGATCTAACATTGATGGGTTACCAATGAGCATGTTTGTTGTCCTCATACTCATAATATTATTCCTTAATTACTTCTACAACTACATCATCACCAACTAGCTGTTGTACAACTGCTTCTAAATTAGATACAGTTTCTTCGCCAGCAAGAGTTCCTACACTTTGGTTATCCTTGTGCAGTTTGCTCAACTTGACTATGATTAGTTCTTCGTGTATTTTTGCCATGAAAAAAGCCTCCAACTATATTTAGCGGAGGCTTGGATTTTAGAACAGGCTTATTTACACAGGACTTCGTATTCTTTCAAATCTTTCGATGAAATCTCCACATTGTAGGCGCATCATAGCGGCATCTTCGGCACTGTAAAGATAAAGATGTAATGGCTGTCCCCATCCATAAATTCTAGGCAGTTTTTCAGCTCCTAGAATAGTTTTTAGCAGTCCGGCGGCATGCCAATCGTTTTCATCAAGACCATTAACTGCGCCTTTAAATAACTCAACGCCGTTTTGCCTAAAATTTTCATTGTAATTAATACGGGCACGAATAGGAAAACGACCATACCATAATGTTTTTCTAATAATGTCATACCCATGCAATAACATTAAATCTTTGGCTGTGTCATTCTCTGGCTGCCAAATTTCAATAATAGAATGTTCAAATTCATCTAAGACTTTTTCTAGGTCTTCGACGGTGTTTAAGAATATGCTCAGATTTGATTCAGCACGAATGCCAGCTTCGGGCATATTTTTACTGAACCAATCTTTAATTAAAGATATATTAACTCTTCGCTTATCCAAATCGTCCCTTTGCATACGATGACCATAGTATGCATTTCGTGCAGGTTCAATTTTAATGATAACCTTGATTGGCCATTTTTTCCAAAACAGACGTTGAGTATGTTGTATTTTCATTATGCAATTACTAACTTCTCATCCGCACAAGTAATGTTGTGAATCGTAAATCCATCTTTGATAATACGTTTAGCAATTGGCAAACGAATTTCTTCATTGATCAATCGTTTCATTGGGCGAGCACCCATTGTCTCGCTGTATCCATGTGTAGACAAATAGTCCAAAGCGGCATTGTCATAGTTAATAGATTGACCTTGTTCAGACAATTGGTCTCTAATTTGCTTCATAAACTTGTCAGCAATACGATGAATAACTGATCTTTGCAAACGATTGAACTTGACCACAGCATCTAAACGATTGCGGAACTCAGGTGTAAAGAATCTCTTAACTGCTTCTTCGGTTGCACTATCATTCAACCCGCCACCAAATCCAATTACATTCTTTTCGCTGTCTGTAGCACCCAAGTTTGATGTTAAAATTACATAGGCATTACGAGCACTTACTTGCTTGTTATCACTGCCTGTAATAATACCATTGTCAAGTAAGCCAAGCAAGACTTGAATAACATTTGGGTGAGCCTTTTCAATCTCGTCAAACAATAACACACAATTTGGTACACGCTCTAATTCATTGATTAGCTTACCGCTACCAGTTTTACCCTCACCATAGCCAACATAACCGGGTGGACTACCAATCAAGCTGGCAATTTTGTGTTGCTCTTGGTATTCACTCATATCAAAGCGCACAACTTCCATGCCCAGGCCTTCTGCCAATTGGTTAGCAAGTTCTGTTTTACCAGTACCAGTTGGACCAACAAACAAGAAGTTAGCCATTGGGCGATTTACCTCTTTAAGTCCCGACTTGGCAATATAAACCATGTTCATGAGTTTTTCAATTGCTTCATCTTGCCCAAATACATTTGTACGCATACGGCTTTCAAGGTCAGCCACAGCAACATTCTTCTGCTCGCCCAACTGCTCAATTGGCACACGAGTTAAGTCGCTTACTTCAGTTCTAATATTGTCTTTAGTTACTTCTGTACCGGCTTGAATGTTATTAACACGCAACCTAGACATTGCCGCATCAATAATATCAATGGCCTTGTCAGGTAATTTCTTGTCCAGCATATACTTCATTGAGAGGTCAATTGCTAAATCAATTGCTTCTTCGCCAATGCTTAGATTGTGATATTTTGCATACACCGGAGCAACTCTACGCAACATTACCTTGGTTTCTTCTACGCTAGGTTCGTTGACGTCAACTCTAGTAAATCGACGCAACAATGCGCGATCTTTCTCAAAGTGTTCGCGGAATTCTTCATAAGTTGTACTACCAACACAACGAAGCTTGCCCTTTTCCAGGGATGGCTTTAACAAGTTAGCAACGTCCATGCTACCTTGCCCACCAGCACCAGCACCCATAATCATGTGGATTTCATCAATGAACAAGATTACGTCATCTCGTTCTTCTAATGCTTCTAGCACATGTTGCATACGTTCTTCAAAGTCACCGCGATATCTTGTACCAGCAAGTAATTTGCCAATGTCTAAACTATAAATTACTTTCTTTTTAAGTACATCAGGAACTTCATTGCGGATAATAGCAACAGCAAGTCCTTCTACAATGGCTGTTTTACCTACACCCGGTTCACCAACCATGATAGCATTATTTTTCTTTTTACGAGTAAGCGTTTGCGCCAAGCGGAACACTTCCTTTTCACGACCAATTAAAGGATCAATAAGTTGTTTCTCGGCACTCTTGTTTAAGTTGGTTGTATATTTGCCTAGAATCTTTTCACTGTCACGTTTTTTGGCTGTTTTACTTTCTTTACTATGTCCATCTTTTAATTTGCTAACATAATTAAGAATAGTTTCTTTATTAATACCATTTTTTGCCAAGAAGAAGTTAGCATGACTATTTTTTTCACTGGTCATGCTAATAAGCAAATCTAACGGCTCCATATGGCCGCGCCCAGTGAAGATTGCCTGTGTATATGCGCGATTAAAACAACGTTCCAATGTGGCTGTTTTGCGAGGCTTGGTTACGCCTTCAACACGAATGTCTTCCTGGATTCGTAACCAATCGTTAATCTCTTCTACCAAAGACATAACATCTACGTCGAGCTCGGTTAAGACATCTCGTATATCCTCTTCTTCAAGCATGACTCTTAAAATATGCTCCAATGTAACATATTCATGCTCTCTACTAAGTGCGTCTTGGAACGCACGAGCAATAACTTCGTTGATACGATTGTTATTTTCTTGTTCTTGGGCCATAATTACCTTTTTAAGTTATGAAAATCTGCCAGCCTAGCATTTAACTATTTTATTAAATTTTATTCAATATGTCAACAATTAGTCTGTTCTTATCTTCAGGATCGAGTCTTGGTATTTCTACTTCTACTTTAATAAAAGCATTGCCTCTTAGACTGGAGCCACGAATATTTAGCCCACGATTCTTGAGCCTAAGCTGGGTACCAGGTTGAGTACCAGGGGGTATTGTAACTTCTATTTCTGATCCGCCAATTTCTTTAACAGTTATTGACCTGCCAAACATTGCTTCTAGGACATTGATTTTGTATGATGTTACTAAATCGTGATGACTGTTTGCGTTAATCTTCCAAACTGCATGTGGCATAATGTCCAATCTAGCATAAAGGTCACCTGGCGGTCGTTGTGGAAGCATTTGTGCTCCTCCGCCAGCATAGCGTATCTTAATATCTTTAGATGAACCAGCCGGAAAGGTTACGGTAATTTCTTTAACTGTTCCTTCGGGTGTTGTAAAATCTACAACTTTTGTAAATCCGTTGTGTGCTTCTTCCAAGGTTGCTTGTATACTAATTGTTATATCCGGATTCTTAACATCTTTTGCTTCCCAATGGAATCCAAAGTTTCCTGGATTAGCATGTCTGCCCATGTTAAAGAAATTACCAAAGTCTTTGAACCCACTGGCATTATTGAAAGACTCCTGTGAAGCCTGACCAGATGTAATAGCTTCGTATGCTTCTTTGATTTTTTTGAATTCATTTTCATCACCGCCGCGGTCAGGGTGATGTTTCATCGCTAGCTTCCGATATGCTTGTTTAACTTCATCGTCACTTGCGCTACGTGTTAAACCTAAAACCTTGTAATAGTCCATGTTGTTCAGTATGCCGAAGATACTGAGTGAAAGTTATTTGACAGATTCAAAAATCTGCTTTTGATCCTTATACCACTCTTGCCATGCACTGGTTAATTCAGCACATTTATGGTATTTGGTATAGTTTTTAGTAACAGTAGTCATTAGCTCGCTTAGTTTGACTTCTTGCTTGCCAATTAGGTCTAGGTTACCGCACTCGGACATAAGTTCCGGTGGAGCCTCGGGAAACTGTCTAGCAACAGGCACTGAAACTGTCGCACAGCCAGTTAAGACCAATACAGTTGATGCTACAATTATTTTGGTAAAAAGTCTCGCCATGATTTCTTAGCCTTAGGCTCTGCGGCCTTGTTGATTTCGTTTGTTTTGATTGTGCTGTCTGCGCTTAGTACAACATCTTCAATGTTCTTACCACTAGCGCCAGCATCGTGTGCTTTAATAGCGGCAGATGGTATTTTACAGTTTGCATCACTGGATGCTACTTCGCGGTCAATGTATTCTTTAACAACATCGCCTTTTTTCTCTACTATTTGTGTTCTTGTAACTATCTTGGTAACAACCTTGGTATTGACCTTGGCTGACTCTACTTTGCTTTCGGCAATTTTGTTTTCTAGTTCTGCTACTCTTGCTTTCCACTCGGTATCTTTAGCAATGCCACCTTCGTACCACACACCAAGTATAGTAAACAATACACCTGCAACTTGTATAGGTAATGAGTATTTGGCCACTACTGGTACCATACGTAATGCCCAACCTGTTAGAAGGGCCAATACACCTACAATTAAGATTAGGTGAAATACAAAATCAGGTAACCAGTTCAGTATCCACATATTGTAATTTATCCTTTGTGACGGAACATGATTCGACCTTTTGTTACATCGTAAGGACTTATTTCTAAGTCTACTAAATCACCAGGAATAATGGTAATTTTGTTCACACGTAACTTACCAGCCAAGTGCCCTAAAATCGAATGACCTGTTTCCAGTTCAACTTTAAATACTGCATTCGGAAGGGCCTCTACTATCCGCCCTTTCATTAAAACGTTTTCTTGTTTTGCCACAACTATTAATATTTTGTTAGATTTTTCATACGCAAATACCAATCTCTACTTTCTGGAGGTAAAGCGTAAATCTTTGGATCTTGTATTATTTTATAGTTTAAATTCTCAATTGTCAAGTCATCTCGTTGTCCATCCATGGAGACAAACTTCCATTCTTCTGGACCTGTAACATGTTCAATGTCATTGACGATTTTCATAATCTTATCATTTATGCCAGGGATTCGTTTTAACTCAATATAAACATGGAACTTACCATTATCATCGCTGGCTTCGCTTACTTCTACATCATCAACATTGACCGGAGACCATTCTAAAAATGCACCCAAATCTTTAGCCGCATCCAAAGATGTGGTTTTAAAAGCAATGACTATTGTGCTTTCGTCGGTGCCCAATTTTGGTTTATAGCGATCAATTTCAATAAGTTGATCAACTGTGTCGCGAAGTTCCTCTGCGCGAAGATTCTCGTTAAGCTTGAACTTCTTCACTTGGTAGTTCTCCGTTCATGCTGTTATCTTCTTTTTGTAGACCTTGTTCACCATCTAGTTCTTCATCGTATGCTGATTCAATGCTGTCATAGTCAATATCATCAGTGTCTTTGATATCTTCACTAACATCTAACAAGGTTTTAGGAATACGAATGTTAACCAAGTAAACCTTGCGTTTAATTGTTTTTGGTATGCGTTGTCCATCAACTGTGCTTACAATGTCATCTGGACCGCTTACCTTGCTAAATGTTTCTAACTCATCTTCGCCCATTTTAACCTTGCATCCGTTCTTAATTAGGCGCATGGCAGCATCTGGATTTGGCATTAGTTTCTTTGGGTACATTAGTGTAAATTCTACCCAATGACGTTCAGTAAAGGGACCGTCAACAATTTCGCCTTTAATCCAGTTTTCATAAGAATATACATCTAAGCGGTCAAAAATACGATCGATTTCAACCAAGGTATCGATGACATTGGGACTACGGTGTATAGAGTCTAGGTTTTGATAGATTGTGTGTTGTTTTAACATATTAATATATTTAGCATATTACTGCCATAAACTAAGCCATCTTGACACTAGGTGTTAAATACTTTTGGTTCAACGATGAATCAACCCAACTGTTGGGTTGAAAGTCAAATTATTAATCAAGTCGATTTAATGCAATCAGCCCAACAACAATATCAATATTGTAAGGAGCAAGATGAGAGCTAAACAGCAGAAACGTGCCCAACAGGACCGTAAAGCGGCGTTTAATGGTAACGCAGTCATCGATTTAAACCATTTTAGAGAGCATGAAGACAAACCTTCAAAGTATAAGAAAGTTGAAATTACTCCGCGTAATTTACGTCAAGAAGACTATCTTGCACACTTAGAAAATCACAACAAAAACATGGTGTTTGCACTTGGCCCAGCTGGTACAGGTAAAACACTCTTGGCCACATTGTGGGCTGTTAAACAGCTAAAAATGGGTGCAATTGATAGGATTGTTGTAACCCGTCCTGCGGTCAGTGTTGACGAACAACATGGCTTCTTACCTGGTGACTTGATGAGTAAGATGGCTCCCTGGACTCGCCCTGTATTTGATGTATTCCGCGAATACTGGAATTCTAAACAAATTGAGGGTATGATACAAGAAGGTGTTATTGAAGTTGCACCATTGGCCTATATGCGTGGCCGTACTTTTACTCGTAGCGTAGTGTTAGCAGACGAAATGCAGAACGCAACTCCAAGCCAAATGAAAATGTTACTGACACGTATTGGTGATGGTAGTAAGTTTATTATTACAGGCGACTTAGAGCAACATGACCGCGGTTATGAACACAACGGTTTAAAAGACTTTATGGAAAAAATGCTAGATAGTAAAAACGCTAACAGATTAGCAGTAGTGAAGTTTGAAATGAATCATGTTGAACGTCACCCTGCTGTAGCACAAATACTAGGTATCTATAACAATTAACCTGTTATAATCTTATAGGCCTGTGCCCAGTTATCAATCCTGGGTACAGGTCCGTGATAAGAACGATTATGTTGATTGTTCATAAGCAATGGGTTTAGTCCATACTTGTAACCTAATTCAGCATTGCTTGGTTTGTCCTCAATCCAATAGTATCCTGTGTCTTGATAATTTTGAAGCTGAACACCCTTATCTCCATGCAATGGTAATACATAAAGTTCATCAATTACTCCGGGACCAAATACTTTTTCAAAATTATCTTTGCGTAGACCATATGTCCAAGGATGTTCACCAGCAGTGGTAATTGTGATAATTTTCCAACCTTCTGCTTTGAAACGAAGCATATACTCTACGCTGTCTTTCCAAGGTACAAGGCCTCCGAAATCACTGCTTGAATTAAATCTTGCAATAAAATTTGTACCTTCATCTTGACTAACTCCGTATATTTTACCTACACTGTATTGATCTTCGGTGCCAGGTTTCTTGGTGTAACCTTGTTGCTTCATCCAACTTGTAAAACTTACTTCCCAATCTAACAACACGCCATCTACGTCTGTGAGTAAAACTTTTTCCATTGTAATTTCCTTAATTTTCAATTGTTACTTCTTGCCAGGCGTTCTAGTTCTACAAATGTAGCACTAAGATTAATTTCTGGATCTGCTGCCAAGCCATGATTTACCATGCCTTTGCGAATTAGCAATAGTGCCTGGTCTTGTGTATCCTCATTGGCTCCCCAAAGGTCTAAGTTGCGATACATGAAGCGGAACATGTCATCATATTCTTCAAGTGTGATTTGTTTGATGATTAAGTTACGTGCTTCACGTAACCTACCTTGACGGAATAATTCTACCATGGCAATCTTATAATCACTTTCACTGTCTTCTACTTTTGCGGCTTCAAGTTTTCCACTTGTACTTCGCATTTGTACTGTATTAATTGCTTTACGCAAATCTGGGTAGCAGGCCTTTACATACATTTGTAAAGTGTCTGCATCAAGTTCAATACCTTCTGTCACAAGAATAGTAGCCAGTCTACGAGTAAAGTCTGTTTCGTCTAGCGTCTTAAATGAAATAGTCTGCAATCGACTGTGCAACGCTGGAATAATCTTGTTGGGATAGTTGCAAGTTAAAATAAATCGCACACCCTCATGATACTGTTCTAACATGCCACGCAAGATGCCTTGTGCTGGTGGTGTAATGTAATCAGCCTCATCTAGTAGCACCACCTTAAATGGCCCCATGCTCATTGTACTACAGAAGTTGTTGATCTTGTTACGCAAGAAGTCGACACCGTTATCACGACTTGCGTTAATGTGCAAAAACTCACTAGGGTCAACGCCCAGTTCGTTTACAAGTACCTTGGCCAATGTTGTCTTGCCAGATCCTGCTTTGCCTGCTAACAACAAATGTGGAATATATTGATCTTTGATCCAAGTCTGCACCATGTGCTTCTGTTCGTTGTCAATCCATACATAATCATCTACGCCACTTGGACGATACTTTTCAACCCATAGTTCTTTCATCATTATCCACCGTTAGTTAAAACCCACATAAAAATTTCTTCACCTTCAAGAAGCACCATTTCGTTTGCATATTTTAAACACTTAAATCTAAATTTGCGATCTATTAATTCAATCTCTACCTTCTTGGGCGTAAATCTCAATACTTTGGCAACATGGAGGCCACCATCAGATACAGCAACATACTGTCCTTCTTTTAAGATTCTACCCAACAATTCTTTATGAGTTGTTGTTGGATCAATGTGTTTTTGAGATTTTATCTTCTGCATGCTTTATTGTAGCAGATAGGATGCAGATTGTCAACGTTATTAGTTTTTAGTTTAACCAATTACCAACTGTCAAAATCGGTAATGTCAACAGTTGTGTTTTTATTGTCAAACAGATCAAACGATACTTTTACAGTTGGACCTATGCCACTAGTGCTGGCACTGCTTATTTTGAATGCGTCTACTTCTTTAAAGTGTTCAGCAAGTTGAGCCAACTCGCGGATTTGCTTTTGCGTTAAGATTACATTTGTCATCGTGTTCCTTTTAGTGTTTCTAGCATAACTTCTTCACTGTGCTCTTGTAACCAATCTTCTTCGGGTGCAAATGTAGAACACTTTTTTAATTGACGCTCCACTTCCCAAAGAATTTGATAGAGCTTTTGTTTTTGTCCCCACTGGAAGTACCCATCCATGTAAGGGTCGGTGGCTTTATAGCCTATGCGTTGAATGTCCCAAATGACATCGTTAATGCTTACGTCTTTCAAATAAACCTCGTACTGAGTTAATAAGGTTAAGGAATCTAGCTTTGAATGGATCGTTAATGATCTGTTCTGCTAGGCTAAGATGTTGTGGACATCGACCTTGCCTCCAGTCGCAAAGAGGAGAATATTCTTGTCTACAGGTTTTACACTTCGTCTGGCTCATCATCGCTTGCTAATAAGATTTCGTTATTGTCAAGATGGACTAGCTTTAGCTTTTCGCCATTGTGTTCACATTCAAACTGGCGACTCCATCTACCATGTGCTACTAATACATATTGACCAGGCTGTACCCAATCAATGTCTTCTCCGACTAATTTAACTTTTGCCCAGCGTGGTCGTACTCCATGGTCTTTACCGTTATCCGACTTTAGCACAATACCGCCAGAAGATACACGTTCTCCTAGCCCAAGCAATTCAGCAAGAATTCTTTTTGGTAATGGTTTAATTTTACTCATCTTGTTCCTTTAAGATAACTTCCATACTTCCATCTGAGTATGTGATTTCAATGGCAGGACCTTCGGGTGTATTGACTTCGGATTCTGACACAATTGTCACTGGTTCATTTACTGGAGTAAGGTCTTCGACAACAGGAGCATTTTTTACAGGAGCAATGTTTTCATCTGCTTTTAAACTAACACTTTGTTTCTCGTTAGATTTAATTACAGATGTAGCTCTGGAAATGGTCTGGCTTGGAATTTTAACATTTCCCTTGGCATCTATAATGTCTCCACGTGCATTCATTGAGATGTTGCTTACTGCTCTTACATTTCCGTTTTGTTCAACAAACGCGGCCATGTTAAATTCTCGTCCTCGATGTGTTTTATATCTGCTCATCTGATAAATTCCTCTATTCCTAAGTTATACTTAATTGGATTAATCTGGTGTAGTCCTACCAAATAAAGTAAAAAGGAACTAACAGAGCTTCCTCGACCTACACCCCACACAATTTTATTGTCTTTCATTACTTGAACCATGTAAATCATAAAACGCAACATATGAGTTAAGTTACGCTCTTGAAATAACTGTAGTTCTAATACAACACGCTCAGCTTCTTCCACTGTTGAAATCTTCTCAGCAAAGAATAAATCTAAATCTAAGTTTTGATAATGCTCGGGCATGGACCATTGCGTTACTGCTTCTTCTGGTGCAAGATCAATGCCAGGTGTGAATCTAATGTCAAGACCTAGTTCTTTACATCCGCAGTCATACAATGACATAACCTCAGGGCTGACAAGTACTGGGCCGCTCTTGTCTTGATAAAGCAATTCAATAAGATCCGAATCGGTCAATTTTACACTCATTAGTTAATAATACTATCTTTAAAAGGATCACTGTCTTTGTCAGAATCCATTTTTCTCTTATAACCCAATTCCCACATAGCATGTTTAATAGCTTCCATATGGGCATACATTTGATTCATAACTTCCTGGCTGGCACCAGCTGAATAGGCCGCATTATACTTTTTAGTAATTTCTGCTTGTTTAGTCATTAGTTCATCAAATGTCATTGTATAGTATGGTGCAAACATAGTCAACCTTAAAATGGCATAGAAGGTGAAAAGCTACTGCCACACCCACATGTTGTTTGAGCATTTGGATTATCAATTACAAAGCGACTGCCTGTAATATCATCTTTAAAATCAATGACTGCTGAGGATAGATATTGCATACTCATTGAATCAACTAGAATCTTAACACCATCTTGTTCTAATTCAAAATCATCTTCGTTTTTTTCTTCGTCAAATGTAAAGCCGTACTCCATACCGCTACATCCACCACCTTGTACAAAGATACGTAATGGTAAGCTTGCATTGCCCTCATCAATGGCAATTTCTCTAACTCTGTTGATTGCTGAATCTGTAATTTTAATTTGCATATTATGACCTTAGAATAATTTCAATTATCTCTTCTTTTTTCTTACGACTGTTAAACACAATAGAGTGCTGATGTCCGTAAGCAATTACTTCTTTTTTAGTTAGCTGACTGAGGTACTCAGCATTGTGCATTGGCCTTACGACTAAAGTATCACTGGTGATAGCTTTATCGTTGTCAATTTGCTTGCCTAAAAAAGATTTAATTGACATTTATATGTTCCCCATATATTAATTTAGCAAAAATAGCATCATGCTCTTGCTCGAACAACATATAAGGCTTAGATTCTTGGTTAGGTCCTGCTTCAAACGCCCAGCCGCTCCAACCATGTGACTTTTCAACACAATCATCAATCATGAGCCCGGGAATTCCATCACCCTCTAGCTGTATAGCCCATACCTGGCTTGGTTTATCAGAGTCAAGTACAGAAAACACTTGATAGAAGCTGGATAATGGCACGTTCTTGATCACGCAAACAAGTCCTCGTTCCACTCGCGATGGCCTTCGCGGAAAGCCATATTACTTTGTGTTTCTCTAACTTCAACCCGATAGCACCACAAGCGAGCCGCTTCACCTGGTCCCCACATCTCAGGAATATAAACTCCGTTAACATATTTGTACAACATGTCACTGAGACCTTCACAGCCTAATTTAGGAAGCACAACTACTTTTGCCATCTTCTTTTCTACTAACAAATTGTATGTTTCCATTTCCGGATCATCTTGCGCTACAATAAGTGTATGATCAAACTGGTCTTCTAACGTCTTTTTAAGTTCTTTAAGTCCTCCATAGTCTGCCGCCCAGTTACGAACGTCCAGATCATTGGTTCCGAAATAGAACTTCATGCTAAATGAATAGCCGTGGATTAGATTGCAATGGCTATCTGCTCTCCACTGTCGGTAAGCGCATGGAAATGCGTCATGGTACTCTTTTGTACTTGTGTATTTGTATACAACTGGTTGTAATGCCATCTTATTCTCCTATGTTAAATTATAGCATAGGCTTGCAGAATTTGTATAGCGGGATGAATGCCAGAAAGGCCGCTGTCATATTTATTAACGATTTCTTAGTTCGTTAATACCTAATGCTTTAAATGCTCGCTGAACGCCAACCAACTGACTCCAACAATCCCAAAGTGCGTGGTGAGCGGCTCCCTGTGGTCGTTCAAGTCCTGGTACAAGTGCATATAAAGTTCGTGCATCACGGGCTTGCCAGTAGTTCCAAGCAACTCCACGTTTTAATTCTCTACTAAAGTGTTCAAGTATGTTCAAGTCAAATCCAGTGCCATTGGCCCATATTGCATCAATGCCTCCACACCACTTGTGAAAGTCTCGCAAAACATCTTGTATACTGTGCCTATCATCTTCAGCAAATGCTTCTGCTCTAACTTCTTCGTTTTGGTTACCCCACCATGCTAATGTGGCATCATCAATAACATGATCTAATCCTTCAAAACTTTCAAAGCTAACACGACGATAAAATGTATCCATAGTCTCCATTGGATTATCTGTGTCATCTGCAAAAGGGTTAAAACGAATTGCGCCAATAGTAAGCATTAAACTATTTGGCTTTGTACCAAGTGTCTCCAAGTCAACCATAACGTGATTGCCCGGCGCTCGGATGTTCATTTCATTTGCCATTGGTAACTTCCAGTTTCTTTAATGACCAAGTGCCATTTTTGTTGTCAATCCACTCTAAGGTATCACCTTCTGCCCATCCTGTTTCTTTAAGAAAATCTTCTGGAAATGGCAATATAAGCTCTTCCGGATTATCCGGATTCTCTTCAACAGTGATGGTCCACGATTTCATTTTATGTTGTTTCCGTTAAAGTCTTTTGTTGCAAGCATGTCGGGAATTTGAGTAGACATAGCTTCTAGTTCAAATCGATTAGGATAGTGTCGCATTATCCAACGAGCTCGTTCTCGAATTTGTCCTGGCACCCGAGGAGTAACCTGCGGAATAAGTAAATCTTCAATAAGACGCATGCCTTCAAGCATAGCGCGATAGCGTTCATCTGGCATTGTCATTGTTCAATCCTCGTTTCAGGCACATCTGGCCTACTTATACAAAATTCACATTTTGGGTCATTACATGTTGACTCCAACCACTTATTGCAAGATTTACAGTAATAGGCATCATACTTTTCTGAATATGATTTCTTTTCATTGCACCTACAGTAATTTGTATTCAAGTCCACAGCGAATCTCTTGCCTTAATAAGTCGAATCATCATAGCTTCATCTTCTTTTTCATAAGCGGCTTCAATTTTTTGTAGCAACTTATGAGCCTTGTCACTCATCTTTTTAAGTTCAGGTGTTTTGTCACTGCTAAAACTCAACTTGCCACCATTGGCAATGCGACTTGCTTCGCAATACTCAGTCCAACCACTAGCATCATACGGATCTGGACGATTACGATATGTAACAGTCCACCATGTGTATAGCTCTTTAATCTCTTGAGCACGAACTGCCTGTAGCGTGGGCTTACCATATTCGGGATGATCAGGCTCCAGCCAATCGCTGTTGGTTAAAGTCATTGCCCAATCGAGATGATCTAAACCTGCTTGAGGGCAACGCCATGTTCTCCAACGGAACCAGCCACTGGCCCAAAATGGAGGATTATACTTGGCACGAGCTTGTTCGTCGCCCCAAGCAATATGACTCCATGCAGTTTCTATCTCAACAAAGTCCACAAGCTCATTGAATAAGCAAGGTAAAAAGCGGTTCCCTACGTCTTGCCACTGGCCAGGTTTAATATCTCGGGGATGAGCGGTAAGACCATGAGTGCGACTAACCCAACGGTTGTTAATGTAGTACTTGATATCATAAATTTTCCTTACAGGCCATGTTACAAAATCCTGGATATGTCCAAGTCCCTCTTCTGCCAACCAGTAGCGGAAGTTGTGCTTCATCTGTGCCCGAGTAGTCCAGTCATCCCATTCTTCAGCTGTGCCTGCACTTAATTTCTTAGTGCCGCGAAGCCAATCTGCAAAAGGACTGCATGACCAGTAATGTGTGTGATGTGCCATTTATTCTTCTACCTTGTTAATTGTAATTCCTGCTTGCTTTAAAAATACAATGCCGGCTTCACTTCTATAATTATCCCGATAAAACACCTGTTTAATACCACTTTGGTATATCAATTTAGCACATTCAATACAAGGTGCATGGGTAACAAAGATTACTGCATTTTCAGATGACTCTGGACTACGTGCTACCTTTGCAATGGCATTTGCTTCTGCATGAAGAACTTCAGGTTTGGTTACCAGTTCTCCTGTCTTGACTAGTATAGAACCAACACCATACTCGGGCTGGATTTCAGTTACTTCATCTTCACAGTTGTTGTCCCAACCACTGGGCATTCCATTATAACCAATGCTAATGATCCTGTCATCTTTAACTACAATAGCACCCACTTGCAGTCGTCTAGCTGTGCTGAGACGGGCATAAGTACCTGCCACTTCCATGTGTGCTTTGATGTATTTGGGTTTCATACGATAAGTATAACACTAGTTCTGACTAATGTCAACGGTAAAAGGGAATTTTGAATGATTGTTTATATCCACGGCGCTAGTGCTACAGGTGAAAGTTTCAATTACATTCGCCAAAACATCAAAATTAAGGACCTTGTACTAGAATACTCGAGTTCAAGTGGTTTTGAAAACAATTTAATTAAAATGGAAAAGTCCATTGAATCATGTGACAAGATATTTTTTATTGCACATAGTTTAGGTGGAATATATGCGCTTCATTTGGCAAATCGTTTTGCAGGTGAAGTATTGGGTGGTGTTACTCTTAGTACACCATATGGCGGCTGTATTCAAGCCGATTATGCAAAATACTTCCTGCCATTTAGCAGACTCATGCGTGACATTGGCACAATGAGTCGCCCAATGAGTGATGTAGCAAAAATTCCAGCCCCTAACAATTGGACCAACATTGTCACCACTGTAGGCAAGAGTCCTTGGATACTTGAACCAAACGATGGTGTTGTTACAATTGATAGTATGCGGGCCAGGCAAGACATAGAACTAATTGAAATGTCACTAAACCATTACGAAGTTGTGTTGAGCAATGATGTAATTAAAATAATCAAAGACCGAATAAAAAATTAAACAATCACTGACTTTTCTTTGGCATACTTGAACAGATTTGTGCCCTTCTCTCTGACCGAATCTGCTACCACTTGTGGAGAGTCTGTCCACATCTCACGCATGTCTTCGTACGTGAAATCATCTTCTGTATCATATGCCCATACTTCAGGAAAGCGTTGGTGATTAGCCTTGGCTCGCATGATCATCATGTTAACACGTTGACCTGCATGATCTTTTGGTTTCTTACCTGACAATATTGCTAACATGTCTTCCCCTTTAAGATCATCCCAAGGAATAAGGGTGTCAACTCCCAGTGTATCAAATAACACAATCCATTGTTTAGCCACGGATTTCACCTTTTAAAATTCTAAGAGCCCTTTCTAGATTCTCTACTGTTGGTTCAACCATTCTCATGAGTGTATTTTCTGTAGACTCATCAAACACAGACAATGAAACTTTGTCATTTGACTTGTCTTGGATCAACAATAAAGCTTTGCGATCTAATTCGGTTATCTTAAAAACAGTGTAAATCATTTTAATAATACCTCATCATCTTTTACAAGAATACCCTTTGCTCCAGGAAACCTTTTACCAAAGTTTTCATTTAATTCATCAAATGTGTTACCTTGACAAACAAATTCATTGTTTGTTGCGTTATATGCAAATTGAATGCCATTGTGTTCTTCAATCTTGAGAAAAATAAACTTATTCCTTAAGTCTTCAATCTGTGCTTCAACTTCGTCTTGCATCTTTTTAAAATGCCAATTTGTCCAGAATATAAATATCCTCAGCAATAGAATGGAACCTAAAAAAATCAGTAGAATGTTGTCAGTATTATTAAGCATCTGGTGATGCCTTAATGTCCTTAATGTCATTAATGTCCTTAATGTTAATAACGTTATCTACTCGAAAACTCCTCCACTGTTGTTTGTCAGTACAAAAAACGCTCATGACTTCCAGCTTGGGTTCTTTCTTTTTCTTACCCTCAACAATTGCCACCTGAGGTAATAACGCAGGTTGCAAAGTACAAGGCATGGTACGCAATTCGCCATCAACCTTGGTAAAGGTAACCTCTACAATTCCTGCATTGAGTTGTTCACTAAGAACTTGCCTACGCTGTTCTATAGTTTCTTTATCAAACCAAATCATTTAGTCCTCACTATTAATTAAAAACATCATTAACAAATTGTCTATTGGAGTCGATTGATTCATAGTCTTTCATTGCAGAATCTGTTACTCTAAATGCCCAGCTAGTTCCTGTTTTAGTTTTTTCAAAATAACCCGGACAATTTGCAAATCCTTTAACAGTGACCCAAGGAAGTGAATTAGCATACTTTGGGTTGGATATTAAAATTGTTCTAGCCTCTTCATATGATTTTTTAATCTGAGATTGAATACAATCATCTGTGAACTGGCAAACTTTTGCTTTAACTATAAAGCCAGGTTCACCGTTTTTAAAGTATACTCTATATTGCTGTTGAAATTTTTTGCAGACATTAGATTGCTCATATGGTGTATTACAAATTTCTTCATATGTCATAGAACCTACTGTGTGTGGAGCATCTGAATCTATGTTTCTTGTTTTAACTTCAACATCAACACCACTGATGTTAATATCGCATCCAGCACCCTTATTAACAGGATAACCATTTGAATTTAACACTTCCTCTACATAGCATCCAATGTTGCCGTGACTGCCGTTTCCATCTGCTTGCTTTGGTACTGGCATTCCAATTAGCATTTCATCAATTTTTAATTTTTTAACAACAATCATTTCTGTTCCTTTACAATGTTATATAGTACGTCAAATTCCTTCTTGGCTTCTGCAAGGTTTGGATATTGCTTACAAAGCTCTTTGATAGCTTCTTCCTCTGCCCTCATCTTTTCAAACCAAACAATCATCTCTCTTAGCTTAGGTCCAACATTGATGTTAGCACTACCCTGTGGAATTGTTTGTGCGCTTCCATTAGCATCAACAACTTTATATTGTCTGCTGTTTGCGTCCCAATAAAGAGCACCACTAGCATATGGACCATTGTTAAAGGTTGATACTTCTAAGATGCCTGGATCAATACTATTGATATAATCTATCATAATCTATTATACACTACTTTGTTTAGATTTTCAAGTGTTTGAAATACTCAAAATGCTTTTCAAGTGTCCATGTTTCAGGATTAACCAGTGTACCATCATGAGTTTGGTAACTTGCCGAAAACACATTTGAGTAACGCTTGAATGGCAACCACATGTCTGGGGTATGGCTAGCCCAACCTGCATCCTTTAGAGCCATGTGTTTGGCACGACTCAACTTCACAGTTGGTACATTAAGAGCTTGTTCAACTGTAATAATACTTGCTAACAACAAGTCACGAATACGGGCCGCCGGAATTAAATGCTCAAAGTCAGTTTCATTGTCTGCACCAATCTCAACATAGTGAGCATCCATACCATCGCGTTCTTCGATACAGTACTTGTGGTACCTACGCAAATAGTAATCAATGTCGTTGCGAATTTCACGCAACAATTGTTGATTATTCTTAACCATGAGGTATTCGTTAACTAAACGCTCAATATGTTTGGTGCAATGTTCTGCTACTGTTTTATAGGTAGCAGGACTACGTTTTGTCTTGCCGTAAACTGGAGCCGTAAAGTTTTCAAGAGATTCTTTTAAGTTCATAACCCCTCCGGAATCAATCCGTCAACAATATTACCTTCCTCGATACCAATCTTAGAACCTTCGCCATGGTATGGCAAATCAAGTTTACCACCATTACGAATATGCATTTCCCTTAGGAAGTTGCTCATTGCTTCCGGGGCACTCCAACTGGCACCAGGCCGAACGTGTGTCCATTGTAGTTTAGCACGACTGTGAACAAGCGCAGAGCTCTTAAAGGTTTTCTTAACACTGTCAAGTAAAGTTTTCATCCAACCAATAGGTAAAGATGCGGCCTCGGCTTTAGAAAGCTTGTACAATTCCAACAGGCCAATGTAAACACCTTGATCAATTTCTTCTTGCAAGGGAAACGCATCTTTGATAGTTGTAAGAATCTCTAACAACACTTTACCTTTCTCGTCAACTTCAATGCCCTTTTGTGCATACTTAAAGTGACTAAAGAAGTAGTCGTTCTCACCCCGTAGATTGTCACTTGCACGACTGCTCTTGTCTTGTAAGTCGATGCCTGCTACATCAAATTGATCTTGCATAGTTTTAGCGGCAACAACCTTTTTATCACGACTACCATTTTTATAACGTACTAGAGCATTACGGTGAAGGTCGCCTGGGGTTAGACGCTTAACTCCAGTGTCATTTAATAATTCAAACGCATAACTTGCAAAGTTTGGATCTGTAGTGTCAACAATGGCACACGGCACTTGGGTGTAACCTAGTAATGCGGCCGACAAAGTGCGGTGTTGTGCATCATACAAATAAATCTTGCCATTGATGCGACATGCAGAACCTGGGCTACATACCCTTGGGTCCCACTTTTTCATAATGTTCATAACGTGTTTATGAATAACATCACGCTGAACTTCATAGTCAATCCACAGGTCTTCAATCTCAACCATGGTGCTATGTGGGAATAAATGGACCAAAGCTTTGGCACGATTACGCCATGCTTCTAAGTCCTTGTCGGTAACTTCGTAATGTGCTTTGAGTTGACGTTCAACTTCAGCAACCACATCGGTAAATTTGCGTGTAAGACGCTTAACTGCCATTTGCTTTCTCCTTCATTACCCGACACAATGCGGGATTAGTAAAGTATATATTGTATTAAAAAATACTTAGTTTGTCAATTATTATTTTACCAACTTGCTTGATAATAAAATTCCCAACTATTCCAGTCTCGGGTGAACAGGTCTTGTAGCTTAGATTGGGTCTCTCTTAGATCTTGCCAGTACCAGTCATCAACATCAGTACCACCAAAAAAGAAACCTGCATGTGGTGGTAATAGATCACGTGCCAGACTTGGATCATCTAGAACCAAATCAATCACATCAAGAAGCTTTTCAAGTTGTTCAAGGCTTACTTCAGTCTCCTGGCATTCGTCCCGACCATTTTGTACATTATCTACAAACCATTTGTGGATTGCATTGGCTTTGCGCCAGTACATGGCTTCAATAATCACTTCCTTGATTCGCATGTGTTCAGGAAGCTCTGGCATGACCTGTTTGAGATTGTCAGCAAGAGTTTGATCGGTATGCCACAAGAAGCGTCGAGCATTCAAGTACATGTCCAGTCCCATCTTAATCTCCAAATGCTAGAATACAGAATACCAAAAACAATGCCCACCAGGGATGGCCAATAGCCGCTAGAATAATTACACCAACCCAGGCCATTTATACAGCACCAAGGTAAGGACTGTAAATTTCCTCATCTACGGTAACTACCGGCATTACCCAAGATTGCATCACTGCATCCAATGCCGCAAAATCATATTGTGGCAACTTAGGACGAACTTTGCTGTTTGCACGAGCGGTGTGTTCTGTGTTTTTTTCGCGATTAGTTTTCATGATGTTTCCTTATAGTGACTTAATGTGTTTAATAACTTCTTTTGCTTCTCTATACTCAGAATCTTCTAGCATTTGATTTTCATTTATTTCTGCTATCATTTTCCTGGCTATCATTTCTAAATTTAATTTAGATAATGGTCCATTGAGATTGTATGCCTGTATCCAACGAATCTTATATCCTTTAAGAGGATCGTTGTTTTCCATGTTACACCTTTTCACCTTCCTGCTTTAGGAATTGCTCATTACGACGTTGAGCAACACCTGCAATACTAGCAATGGCTCGAAAAATTTCTGCCTCTTGCTTGGTTGTCAAAGATTCAGTTTTAAGTCGGTTAATACCAAACTCAATGCGAGCAATGAGTTCTCGATTTGATACAGTCATGCATCAACCCCTTGACTTTCAATCCAACCCAATACCAATTCAATTGGACACTCAAGCTCACTTGCAATCTGCTTCGGGCTCATGCCATCAATATACAGTTGCTCAATGTCCCAGGCCAAATCTTTCATCGTGCTCATACTGTTTCCTTTTCTTCTTGGGCAATAGCATCTGTTAACGCTGTCAATGTCCGGCTCAATGGATGAGTGTTTTCGTATGTAGTACCGCAATACCAAACACCATCTTTGATAATGTAGTAATACTCTGCACCACAGTTGTCGCATTGTTCCAGAAACTCTGTGAATGTGTGTGCTACTTTAAACTCTGCACCTGTTTCGCCACGGTCACGGCCGTAAAAAACAGTAATGTCTTCTGCTGGCTTTTCAAACGAGTGCTCAACACCGTCAGGAATCTCAATGTTGTTGCACAGACTTGACATGTCACCAAGTGCTACCAGGTGGTTTGCTTTAGAGCTGTCGTAGCTGTTTTCCAAGATTTTACCATTGTGAGCCAAATAGCCGTCCCAGTGACAGTAAACACTTTTGACTTTGTCACCGTGCATGACACCAATTCTTGAACGTGTACCCATTTTAAACTCCTGTTTTGTTTGTGTATGTATGTATTATAGCACTGAACCAATAACCCGTCAACCACCCGGGTTATTTTGTGTTGGTTTTAAGCAACAACTTCCAGCATGTTAGCAGGCACTTTCCACAAACCACTGGTAAAAGAACCTGGTTTATTTTCGCGAATTGTAACATACTTGATGGCAATCTTTTCCACAGTACCAACCACAGGCTGACCGCGTTTGGTGCTGTTGAATTTTACCTTGGAGCCCAAAGTCAGACTACGTTTGGTCTGGTCCATTAATCGAGCTCGGGCAAACTTGACAGCATCGATGATGCTGGTCAGTTCATCGTTTGTACAGTTGCCAGTGATGATGGCACGGTTGATTTCTTTGATATCCATTTGAGTCTCCTTGGTTAAGCTTGATACATTTCTTGGGCCAATTGTTCAGCGTATTCCTGTGCTTCCTCATAGTCATCTGTGCCAGTGAGCACTACATCACCATTGATGGTAACAGTATAAACGTTGAACAAAAAGTCAAATTCTAATTCATAATCCATTTGAGTCTCCTTGATTTAACAGTAAAAATCTTCGCCACGATCGTAAGCACCAATCGCTTCGTAAACCACTTCACGAACCGCGGTGTCCATTGCTTCGCCAAACTTTTCGTAATCTGAGTCAGCCAAGTCACGCAGGTTTTGTTGAACCAAGGCCCAGGGGCTTTTGCGATGTGCATGGTATTCGATAATACCTTAATGGCTTGGATTACCAGCTTCGCTAAACATACCAAAACTTTGAACAACTTGCATGCCCGACTCCTTTTTACTGAACATGTATGTATTATACGGTATTTTGAATAACCCGTCAACTCAACGGGTTATTATTTGTTGTTTTTAAACAACGTATGAAGTGCCAGTAATCACATTGTAAACACGGGTACCAGCACCAAATTCTGCACGGGCTTCGAGCTTTTCTTCATCGCTTGGACCACGATAGTTGGCACGATAATTTTCCAAAAACTTACGAGTTTCTTGTGCTCGGGCTTCGTTGCTGTTAGCAACAACCAAACTATCAACCAAACCTGCTTTTTGGAATTCTTCTAACATGTCGTTAAAAGGAACTTGATCATTGCTGTTCCAACGCACTACTGGACCTGTAGCATCATTAGTTTCGTCAATGTAAAATTTGTCTGCGTATTTGTGGCTCATCTTTTGCTCCTTATTACCTAACATACTTTGTATTATAGATAGATCTGGACCAAGAGTCAACCACTTTTGTGAAAAACCCTACAAAAAGTAGGGTTTTTTGGGATAAATTTGTTGTTTTTTTACAAAAAAGTGTTAATTTTGGGCTTTTTTCTTCTTTTGTAAGTCCTGCATTTTTAAAACGGGTTTTTTTGGTGCAGATTTTGCTTTTTTTACTGTAAATTCTGCCCGCATATAATAAGATATCATCTTCTTACGAATATTGTGAACTACATCTACACTATCATCATCAATGACCCACTGGTAAGGACAATGTGACCATTTCATTGTTTTTTCAAATGTATAAAATAACTTACGATGCTCGGGATTATTTGCATCAAAGATGTAAGCTGGTCTAATAGCAGTAAAAGACTTAATCATAAATTTCCTTTGTTAACGGCGCATCGTGCTAATGTCACGAGCTTCTTCATCACTAAAAATAGGCACAGCATTAGACTTGTGCATGGTACCGATACCCTTTACCTTTGTACCAGTATATTGCTTAATTGGAGTATTTGTGCTTGTACCTGCTTCACCAGTATTGCGTGAAGGAATATGACTAGAAGTTGATCTACCAGGCGGCGCACTCAAGGTATAGGAGAGTGGTGCCGCTGACATGGCCCGTCTGCGTTTCCGTTCTTCCTGTTCAATGCCCCAACGCTTTTGTAACTCGCGCCATTCTTGGTCCAACTGGCGGGCTTTTTGGGCCTCAGCGGCATTGCGAAACTTACGCTTGCCTTTCTGTTTGCCTGTTGTACTAAGCCATGGGCCTTCTAAATGCATACTCATAATAGGTACCTCCAAGATCAATTATAACTGTTATAGTCTGGAAAGTCAAAGAATTTTTCTAGAAAATGGCCAATGTTGCCATAAATTATAGCTTCTAGATATTCTTGGTCCTCTGTACTTAGGTTCACATCATTTTCAATGGCTTCGTGCATTTGCAGTAGCCAATGATTAATCATGTCCATGTGTACACTAGATTTTTCAAGCTTTTTCTTGATCATGTGTTTATTATAATGTATAATGAAGCAATTGTCAAATTTTTTTTGATAAGTAAACTTATACAACCTTTCAAGTTATGATTGCATTAAACGCATACCCTGCACTATTACTCAACGCCGATTTTCAACCGGTCCATATGCATCCATTAAGTACTATAAATTGGCAAGACGCTATTAAATCAGTCTTTTCTGATCGAGTGAATGTAGTTGCAGAATACGATGTTGAAATTCATAGTGCTACGCAAAGTTGGCGCTTGCCCAGTGTTGTGGCTCTCAAAGACTATGTCAAAAGAGACCAAACTCCTACATTCAGCAGATACAATGTTTATCTACGTGACCAGTTTACTTGCCAATATTGTGGAGGAGAGTTTGAAGCTCGTCATTTGACATTTGACCATGTTATCCCAAGAGCACATGGTGGTATAAGTTCATGGCAAAACGTTGTTGCGGCTTGCAGTCCTTGCAATCACAAAAAAGGATCAAAGTTGCCAAATGAAGCCAAGATGTTCCCGATCAACAAACCTGTACCTCCTACTGCATGGGACTTGTACGCTAGGGGAAAACGTAGGCCTCAAAGTAATCTACACGAATCTTGGAGAGATTATCTATATTGGGATAGTGCTTTAGAAGCATAAAGAAAAGGCTGTCAATCCGACAGCTTTTTCATCATCAAAGACTCGGCTTCGTCTTTTCTTCTTTCAGCTTGCGCTTCGGCCAACATTGGGACTGCTTGTCTTATAACCGTTAGCATGAATTCTTCACCAGCTTCCCTCATATGACTAAACTCGGGCTTTGAGCTAACATAACAGTATTCACTGTCATTAAGCATTTCCTTTAATGCACCCATGATTAGAATTGAGATTTGTTTTTCCTTAGGTGTCATGTGATTAATGGCAATAGCAGGTTTTACCGGACTAGCCACTCCGAAACAGATTTTCCTCCAAGTTGCCCTGAAGCTGTTGATAATTTTTTCCATCGTGAGTTGCATACGCTGTTATCTCTAACAATTACTCTACCAAGCAATACTACCAAAGCCCATTCCTTTCTTTCCCATCGAGGAAGATAAGGTTCAATTGGCTTGCCTGTATTTTTATATTCTTCACTGAGTATTTCTCTCATTAATGGATGTTTGGTTTGTGGGTTAATAGTATGATATACAGCATCTGGTGGTGGTACTGTACCGTCGGGAATACGGTCAGCTTCATACCAATGTCTGAATCCTTCACTTAACCATTCTACCATTACCTGTTTTTCCCAGAGTAATCTGTTGGCACTATCCCTCAAGTGTTTGTTGTGCCACTCACCCGGTGAACCGTGTGTGATAATGGCCACTGATGTATTGTCTCCGCCAACAACGCCAATGATATCGCTAGGATCTACATCAAATGGTGCCCTGTCAGCTGGTATTACTTTACCATCGTGTAACACGACTGTTAAACCAGCACGATCTTCACCTACAGGATTTCCATCCCACCATTCAAACATTTCAGAATAACCACTTGGTGCGCTCATTTAGTTTCCAATTTTACGTTTAGTTCTTTTAAGACTTCCCTATATAAAGGTTCGCCTGCGGCAACTTGTTCCTTCCAAGTTTTGCCAGCGCCAGAATCTGCCGGATCGCTAATGTATTTCCATACTTCAATATCAATGCCTAGTTTATTTGCAGCCTTGGCCACACTGTAGGCCTCCATATCAACTACATCACACTCAACACGAAGTTTGTTGGGTTCTGTAATAAAGATGTCACCTGATGCACAAGTCTTGCCTACGCCTGGCATGATAATCATACTTTCTGGATCATTAAAGTGAATGCCAGGTTGCATACCAAGTGCCATCAAGTTTACATCATGTTGCCATACAGTATTGATACGATGAACACCTGTGCCAAGTGTAATGCCACCAGCAGTGCCCATGTTAATAATACGCTTAGGATGATACAAGTGGCATAGGCGCATTGTGTTAATTGCGGCATTTACTTTACCTACGCCAATGCAATGTACATTAGAATATTCTTTAAAAAGATTTGGCGCTTCGTCTGTGAGTGCAAATACAATTAGATCAGTCATTTATTAATCCAAAAACACGAACACCTTTTTCTTCTAACAACCGTTGTCCTGGTAAGAATGAGAGGTTAACCAATACGGCCACGTTCATTGAAGTATATGGGATAGCTAGGTTATTATGCAATAATTTACAAATTGCTTCTGCTGTGCCGCCCGTTGCAAGTACATCATCAATGATTAATATTGGGCGATTGCCAATGTTAGTGGTTGTTGAAAGTTCCAGGGTATCGGTACCATACTCAAGATTATAAGTTTGGCTCCACACGGCACCAGGAAGTTTACCTGGCTTCCTTACCACATGCAAAGGTAGTTTACAATGATTTGCAGTTGGAGCACCCCAAATAAAGCCACGAGCATCAGCGGCAAAAATATCTTGTACATTGCAATCTTCAGCAACTGCTTTAAACCATTGTACACTTTGATCAAATGCAATTGGGTGCTGACAAAGTCCAACTGTATTAAGATAATTAACTCCTGGCTTGGGCCAGTTAGAATATATTGGTATATGTTTGCGTACAGAGTCTGATGTTGTTGAAGTAAGATGTGTTAGCATACAACTAATTAGTATCTATACTTCCAGCATGTAAGATCAAAATCCTGCTAGGATTATAAATTACAAAATCTTTACTCTGGTCAGTCTGGTTTCTTTTGTACCAAACTGATCATTACCATGTGCTTTAACAACACCAACAATGGGGAATTCTTCAGGTGAGTCGGGCCACATATCAACCATCATGCTACTGGACCAAAAATACATGTTAGTACCATCTGTGGCACGAACAACACTCCCTGGAAATGCTCGGCCCATATATTTTGCCACCACACGAACTTTTAGGTTAAGCTTTTGGCCGATTTCGCCTTGATGGATACTGGTACGTGCAACAAGGTCTAGCTCTTCCTTTTTGCGTTCTTTAACCAACTCCCTGCGATACCTGCTGGGCATACAAGCAAGATAAGCCAAACCCATACGAACATTAACTTTTTCTTCAGTGATCAAATTTAAAATCTTTTGATCAAACTCTGATATCTTGCCTGTAATGGCATCCATGGCAATATATTGAAAGTGTTCGTTTAACTGCTGGGCTAACGCACGGTCTTCATCTGTAATATTGACCATGCCAAGTTTAACTTGGTCCGCAATAATATCTCTGTTTGGCCTCAACTTAACATTGCCAGTTTCTTGATCAAGCTCAGCAAACTTAATGTATTGTCCGCCATTGATCCGATCAGCTAGAGCAACCAAGGACCAGGCATCAATGAGGGGAAGTACACCTTCTTTGAGGAACTTTGTCTTTTCTTGATTATCCATTGTTGATAACTTTCAAATTGAAACGTTGATGTTTGCTATTATACCACAAACAAACAGAAAAGTCAATGGTTAATATGTTGTATACAATTTACATAGAAATACACAATCTGATTCCTCTACTGCGAAGCTTTTCTTCCCAGGCAAAAAATGTTGTGTATCCGTGGGTCATAACGCCGTGATATTCCCATTCCCATTGATGGACCATTTCATGGGCCACTACAGAAATAAACTTTTTAAAATTGGGCCAGTGTTTTTGCAACCTTATGGCTTTTGTGTAATAAGGTCCCCAACGACTGCCGCGTTGTAGGCCTTCGCACTCTCCCCAGATTTGTCTATGCTTATAATCCCTGACTATAATTTTAGGGATTGTAAGAGCATTACTAAAAACGGAAGAATTGATAGAATGATAGACTGTTTTGGCAAGATTTTCGGTAGCGACAAATGGACATTTTATGCCCATATTATTGGCCACCCCTACTAATTGATGTAGTTGGTATCGTGGAGACTGTTTTAGTTCTAAAACTACCATGTATACTCCTGCCTGTACAGATAACTGTACTAGCTATTTAGTCATACATCTGGTGTTATAAACTACAGTTATAGGAAGCAATTAAAGCTTACTTTAAATACCGTTGTAGTGCTTGTTCTATATCAGTCCAATTGTTAAACTTTCGGATGCGAATATCTGAAAATTCATGGTTCCATGGCTGATTCATTAAAAATGTAGCATGCCCTGCCTGAGCACTGGCTATGGCTGTTGATTCAAGAGCAGTGATACAAATACTATAATCATAGCCTTTTAAAATTGGATAAAAATTTTCATCTTTGTGCATCACATAGACATCGTTGAAAATACCAGGAAAAAGTAGTTCAAGATTTGCTCTGCGTAATATTGCCCTATGCATGTCTTTGCTTGCTCTACTGAAAGCAATGATATGCCAACCTCGACTTTTAATTTTAGACAGTGCTGTATCTGCTCCTAGACATGGAAGGGTAGCACCCCATTGCCAAGAATATTCGGTAAATTCTTTAAGCCATAAATCAGCGTGTTCATCACTAACGCCTAGCCAGGATCCAAGTTTTTCCCTGTCAGATATTTTTTCTGAGGAAACTTTACTTAAACGATCTAGTCCTGCTAGCCATTTTACAAATGCAGTAAGCGTATCAAGACACGTATCGTCTATGTCGATGATTAACTTTGGTGGTAGTTCATCAGACGAGTTCAACACTAACCCCTAATGGGTGACCATTTGTTCTAGCAACCTGTGTAGACTCAAGTGCTTTTTGTTCAGCAACTTCGTAGCTATAAATTCCAGCAGTGCCTTTTCCTTTTTCATGTACTTCAAGCATGATTTTAACAGAAGCATCATGGCTGTGGTGAAAAATTGCTTTTAGCAATTCAATTACAAATTCCATAGGCGTAGCGTTGTCGTTTAAAATAACAACACGGTAACGTTCGGGCTCTTTTACTCCTACTATGTTTTCTGTTTTCTTAATTGTGTCTACTGCTGTGCTCATTTTAAAAATCCATATTCTATTTTTATTTAGTAAGGTAGCAGGTGCTACCTTACATTATCTTATTCCTTTATTAAAGGAATTTTTTTAGGTTGTAGTTGGTCTGGAATTTGTTGTTCCAAATCAATGACTAACATACCGTCTTTGAGACTTGCTGTTTTTACTTCAACATGGTCAGCTAATACAAATTCTTGTTTAAAATTTCGTTTAGCAATACCACGGTAAACAAAAGTAGTATCAGCAGATTCCTCTTCTGATTTCTTACCTTCTACAACAAGGATATTTTCTTGTTGAGTAACATCAATATCAGCTTCACTAAAGCCTGCGACGGCCATAGTGATGCGAGTAGCAGTGTCACTGATCTTCTCAACATTGATTGGTGGGTAAGTACTTTTACCTTGGGGGCTTGTAGCCATTAAGCGTTCGAGTTCATTAAAAATGTTATCGAAGCCGATACCAAAGTGGTGTGATGGGAATAGTCGCAGATTTGACATGATATAGTCTCCTTTATTAAGCGAGTTTTAATTTGACAACCCCTCTTGGGCCTTGTCTTGTAATGCTAACCCTCATGGCATTAGCATTACAATTGTATTTATCATTGACATGAAAGTCAAGTATTAAAATAACCTTTTTCTTGTACCTTCTCTTGCTGGTCTGCGTCCTTCAAGTTCATCTTTTTCAACCTGACGCAACCAGCGTCTACGGGCTTGATTTTCATCTTTTAATCTACGCACACATGGTTTTACATACTCCATGCGTTCGCGGACTTCTTCTAATAGGCCGCTTTCCTGAATTTTGTTCTTAAATTTTCTTAGAGCTTTGTCAACATTGCCATCCTTGACTTCTACTCTTGCTCCACCCTTTCTTGTGGAACTTGGCTTGTCTCTACTCATCTTGCAATGACTTCTTTATTTTTATAGATCATAACAGGCAAGTGGTCCTCCACTGCTTTTTCGTTGATTATGACTTTACTTAATCCTTCATGTGATAATTCGGGTAGATTAAACTGTGTTTTTAACAGAATATTCTCAACAATGCTCCTGATTCCACGAGCGCCTGTTTTTTTAATAAAACCAAGTTTGGCTATGGCTTTTCTTGCTTCGGGTGTAAATTCTAGAGATACCTTATCCATTTCAAATATAGCACAATATTCTTTTTCAATGCTATCTTCTGGTTCAGTCATAATTCTAACCAAGTCTTCAATCGACAATTCATTGAGAGTTGTTATTACTGGTATACGTCCCATGAACTCGGGAATCATACCAAACTTAACAAAATCGTCGGGTTCAACAGCAGACAACCACGAATCAACATTTTGTTTTGCTGATTCTACTGTAGCATTAAAACCAATTTTTACCCCACCGGTCACACGCTTTTTTACTTCTTCTTCGAGACCAACAAATGCGCCGCCAAGGATAAACAGTATATCTTTTGTATTAACAATGTTTGCTTCACTGCCCGGGTGTTTACGTCCACCGTTAACTGGTACACGACACTCGGTACCTTCTATTAATTTTAACAATGCTTGTTGTACACCTTCGCCTGATACGTCACGAGTAATACTTGCGCTTTCACTCTTACGACCTTTCTTGTCAATTTCGTCAATGTAGATAATACCTTTTTCAGCTTTCTTAATGTCACCATCGGCACTTTGAACAAGACGATGAATAATACTTTCAACGTCGTCACCTACATAACCACTTTCAGTTAGTGTGGTAGCATCAGCAACAGCAAACGGAACATTAAGGCGCTCTGCTAATTTTTTAGCAAGCAATGTCTTACCACTACCCGTTGGCCCAATCAATAGTACATTACTTTTCTTAATAAGATTGCCAAAGATGTTATAGTGCAATCTTTTGTAATGATTTCTAACTGCGACGCTCAGTGCAATCTTTGCTGAGTCTTGGCCAACAACAAATCTATCAAGATATGATTTAATTTCACTAGGGGTAGTTGTATCGTTAAACTCAATGTTTTTATTTTTATCTTTGTCTGAATCCAATGCTTCAAGGCAAAGATTAATACACTCGTTGCAAATGTATGCCTTGTCCCCAGCAATTAGTGCTTGGACTTCGTCCCTATGCTTATTGCAAAAACTGCAATAGAGTGATATTGACTTATCCACCAAAAGCTGCCTCTAATAATACAGGTAAGTTATCCAAGTCATCAAAGCAAGGAACGTCGATTGCATTGAGCAAAGCAACAAACTCGTCGTTACCATCCTTCACATAAAATACAACAGGATTATCTAATTTGCAAAGTCCTAATGCCATGCGTATTTCTTGTTCAGTACAACTTGATGTATCAACAATGATTAAATTACAATTATCAACCACATGCCAATACCAGACCCAAGCCTTTGGGTCTTTTGAACCTGATTCATTTACATAAAATGTAATTTGATTCTGAACTACCTTTTCAATTGTAGTTAGGGCTTTGTCTTGCCATTTTTTATCACTACCTATTAGACATATTGCAATGCCTCCACCAGGCATATACAATGTTGGTGGACTAACAACATAAACATTAGAATCGTTCAAAATACTTCCTTAATCTGATTTCTTTGGAAACACTGCTTGGAACCAGCCGCGACTGCGTTGCTGTTTAGCTAGTTCTTCTGCACTTGTCTTATATATTTTATCAATTTTACTTTCTGTTTGTTGCTCGGATTTGGTAGGAGCAGTCCATGCTTCTCCGGGAGTACCTGGTGGTGCAAATGTATTGTCTGGGGTTAGATAATCTCCCGGACGTTCTAAAGCATCATTGTCATTGACTGTGGATGTTTCAATATCTTTGTCAAATGCTTCAGACTTGGCACTATCAACGGCTTCATTATATTCTTCAATCTCTTCTTCTGTTGAAGGATATGCTTTTATAGTATCTAATTCTTCAGCAGGTTCCTCTACAGATTGTACTACTGCTTCATTGGGTGCCTTAGTTGATGTATAGTTAGATGGGAATGGCCATAGCTTAGTATCGGGGATAAAGGGCTCAGGTACAGTTTTCTTTTCAATTGTCTCTTCTACAGTTTCATTATACGTTTCTGGTACAGGAGGTGGTGCAACAGTAGCTGGCAAACTTTCGCTTGGGCTTAACGGGCTGTTGCCCTCCTCTTCTCGTTGTTGGCGGAACCATTGGAAGCTGTACTGACTTGCTAACAATAAGATGACTGCTAATGGATCAAATACTGACACTATAATAATAATCACCCATGTCACTGCTTTTTCTAACACATTGGCGTCAGGATTGTCACCATAGACAAATGCCGCAATGTATTTGATAGGTCCTACTTCTGCTTCAACCTTGCGTACTTCAGCCGCAATAGGCGCTCGTTCTTCTCGTAGTCCTGCAATTGTTTTCTGCTCGGCTGTAATTTCAGCAAGAAGTCTAGTTCTTTCCTTTGCTTGGGATTTGCGTATAGCAACGGCCTTATCCGCACCCGTTTCTGAAGTCGAGCGGCCCATGACTTGGTCCACTGCCTCATCGAGCTGTTTAAGTGCTTTGCGATTTGCATCTATGTTGTCCTGTGAAGTTTTAATTTTTTCATCATATACGGCAATTCTACTTTGTACATCGCCGCTTACCAAACTTTGATCACTGTGTGCTTTGCTCAGAAAACCAAAGATACCCATGCTGGTAATAATCATTAGAATGGCCACTGCCATGCTCATGTATGCCTTAATAAAGAATGGGGCACGGGACCAGTTTAGTTTTAGCCAAATGGTAGCAATCAGTTTACTGATTTCAAGTGCTACACCCATAACAATAATAGGAATGACTGCGGCAGCAAAAATGCTTACTAAGCCTGCAACCGAATAGTATACGGCCACAACTGATATGCTAAGGCCGCTTATTAGTGCCAAGTAGGCAACTATTCTGTCAGATGTTTCAACTTTCATTCGTCCTCTTCCTCATACGGGGCCTGGAAGCTTGTGGCCAAACCCTGGTCTACTAATGCTTCATTAAGGTTAACCTTGGGTTCACCTGCTTCGTCGGCAATATATGCCCAACCTAGGACTCGGCCTAGTTTTGCTCGTTTTGTAATAATTGGTTCAATAACCAAACCATCTTTGCACAATTCAGTTAAGACAATTCGAACTTCGGTGTCTTTTCCTGAGCTTGCTACACCAAATAGTCTAATTTTTTGTTTGGTAAAAACATTGAAGCCAAGATCAAGTTCTACGTCTAGTGTGTCTGCACCGCGTACTTCAAGTAATCTAGCTGGATATAATCTTCTCATTTTTCCTCTTTTGATTTTACTCTATAAAAAACATGGTTGCCAATTCGTTGAACCGAATCTTTGACTCGTTTCCATGCTGGTTGCCAGTTAATATATGTAGCATGGAAGTGGGTGGCTCCGTTAGTCGGATCCTCTATCTTGTCTGATTCATTGAGTACCACAAGAGCAACACCAACTGCCTGACTCCAAAGGAAGCCACTTGGCGATATAGTGTTTTTGTTGCACACCCACGAAAACTGACAGTTGCCTGCTTCACGCTGTTTAACTACTCCACATACAGTTTTTGCATAGCCTTCGTCTAATCTATTTAACGTAACTTTAGCAACTGCAACTTGTCCAGCAAGGCCTTCACCTCGACTTTCATAGTATACATTTTCTGCTAAACAGCGAACCTGTTTATCTGAAAGTGCTTCTTTTACTCCACCAATGTTATTAATATTAGTTTGTATTAAATTAAGAACGTCTTGCTCCCAGTGTTTGTTTTCGTGCAATACTATTTGTTTATCAAACCATTCGTGTATTGAGACAAGACTTATGTCTTGAGATTTTGAATTGTTTTTAACTTCTGCAGATGCTGTTGTAATAGACAACGCAAATGTCAGAGTCATTAAAAATACCGTTATTAGCAAACGTAAGGCCGCTTGCTTATACATGCCCGTGAAAAACTTAAGGGTCATGTGCATGTTACACCTCCTTTCATAAGGATTACCTCCAGTCAGGCCTTTGACAATAAAATATCATCTAAGACTTCACCTGGGTTACTGTATCCATAATCAACCTGGGTGTAGGTTATATTATGCTTCGCCAGTAACGCCGCAATCCGTCGATCGACCTCAATGCTTGCATCAAGGTTATGCACACGGCCGCGATCATCGAACCACGGGCCGCGCCCTAGAAATGCCACGTGATTATCGTAACGCTTCCAGAGTTCTACTACTACCCGCTCCCACTCTGCAGGATAATCTGCTGGAGCATAGATAGCACTCAATAATACCGGGCTGTCGGTTATTACATAATCAACTTGTCCCGCAAGCCTGTGTATTCTTTGTACTTGACGACCGAATACATAAGCTTGATTTTCCAGCGCACAATGCCTGCCTTCCCAAACTAGGTCTTTAGCAACTTCCGTTACTAATTCTACATTCCACCCACGGCGTTTTGCTTCATGATACAAGCCTGACGCTAAGGTGCTTTTACCTGCTCCTGGGCCAGCAATAACATTGATAACTTTCATCTTATTATTGTAGCAAAATACTTATTGAAAGTCAAAGAAATAGGGCACTCAATGTGCCCTATCTAGCGGTGCCGTATTTGGCGATTCTTAATTTTTTAAAAATTAATTTGCCATTAACATTATACTTTATCCCAATACATACGGTTATTTTGTTGATAAAAGAGGTCTTTCTTGAGTGCTATCATGTCATCGGGGGAAATTCTATACTGGTGGCCAATACCATTGTGATAAATTGAAATTCTAACGTAAGCGCACGGAACTCTAGGTTCGGGTGTATGCCATTTAAGTTGAACAAGCCAGTGCTGGTTGGATATGTCTTTAACAAAGCCTTCTCCGGCATAATATGTTTCGAGCATTTCTTGTAACACTGGTGTAGGCAGATTAAATGTTTGTGCGTATTGCTCGCTTACCATAATGGTAAGGTCAGATGTGCCTTTGTCTTTAAACACATAAAGCTTGAATGTTTTTGAAAAATTCATTTGTTTACTGCTTTACAAAAATAATATTACCAAAGTCTGACATGATAGACCCGTTACGCTCAATGATCCAATCTATCCACGTTGAATATCCATTTCTAGAATCTATAAAATTAGGATTTGAATATGCAATGGAACTGGTTTTATCTGCCAACGAAAATTTCTGAATCCACACTCCCTTGTATAGGTCGCTTGCACCTTCAGAGCTTCCACCTGTTCTTAGAACATATATAGAATTTGTATTTTTAGAATATACAAAATCTAATACAATCCTGGCTCCATCAACTGGGGGTATTACCATAGAAGGTGTACCAGTAAATTTATTATTACCGGGGTTTAGTTCAATCGCTGTTGGTTCAGCATAACCCCATTCAATTGCACCATACACCAAATCAAATTTACCATCGTTGTTTACGTCAATGGCTTCAACTTGAAATACTGTTTTTTGTGTTGGTGGAAATGCATATTCACTTGAGCGAACAAACTTGCCAGTCTTGTCATTTATATAAACAACCAGGCCATTGAATGTAGTAACAACAACATCAGGGTAGCCGTCGCCATTGAAATCGTTTGCACTGCCACCGTGATAAAAACCTGTGTCAGATTCCGATGCTGTAAGATAATCTGTCTTGTATCTACCATTGGATTGGCTTAACACAATACGATTGCGTTCTCCGGGAAAAGGCATAGTATCATATCCATGACAAACAATTACAAAGTCTAACACACCATCTTGGTTGTAATCTGCTGGTAGAACTTTCCTAGGATGGATACACATTGGAACAGATTCATCAACTATGGGATTTGTGGTCCACGATCCATTAACCTGTTTCCACATTGTTAATATTGCAGGAGGAGCATTGTTAGCAGTGTGACGATCCAAATAATAATTTAAGCTAGTGGTTATTAAACCTTGAGTATCATCATTATATTTGAAAAAGGAACGAGCATTAATTTGTTTATTTAATTGTAGTAGGTCTACATAAAATCCGGGATTCTTTGAGTTTTCGTAAGAACTTAAACTATATGTAACCTTTGCCGCGGGTGGTACTGGATCAACAACAGGAGTAACAGCCGCTTGTCCACCACCCCCGCCGCAGGCCACCAGTAGTGTTGCAAATAAACTAGCTAAAATTAGACGAAGTTTCATAAAATCCCCAAATTGGTTTAATATAAAGGTTATTATACTCAAATTTATGAAACTTGTCAAGTTTATTTACAAATGGCCCTCTTTGCGTTGGTCAAAGCACCAAAATCCACGGCCCACTCTGATCCAACAGCTAGTTCCTTGGCACCTGTTGGATATTCATATTTTACCCCGGCTTCCTTTTGTATTTGTGCAATTGGAGAACGGAATTTAGTAAGGTCATTGCCTAGATTAACATATGGTTTGGTATGTGGGAATTTCCATCCAGCCATTTCCTTAGTAGCATTGTTAATTACAATTTTATAATAACCGTGTGGGACAATAACCTTACCCGGACCTATAAATTCATCGCCTGATCCATAGAATGCACCTACATAAATTGTATAAGGTTGATTATGTTGTACAGCCCAACCACGAATACTAGTTTCTAACAATTTCCAAATACCACGATTTAGACTGCCGTGTTGTGGATACATGTTGGTCATTAGGAAACTTTCGTACTCTACTTGTTCACTCCAAGATAAGTCACCATCTGGAGCGGCATGGCCCTTGTCATAGCCTGTACCAGCATAGTCATCTGGCTTTGCACCGTTGGGAACTGATTTGTCTGCTACAAAGGCATTTGTGCGTGGCCAGCAACCTAATGCATTTTTTGGAAGTAGCGTATAACTTACATACGCTGGAATTTTAACAGGTGCATCATAAGCAACCAAATATGCTTCACGGCAAATTGGTTTTGCATCTCTGGTTGTTTCAGCAAAACCATATGGGGCATGAACTTTACATGCGGCAAGTGGCAATGGCGCACGTTGTTCCCATGCATGTGATATGTTAGCAAAAAATACAAGTGCTAAGACGAGTAATCGTTTCATTGGAAAATCCTTTAAAACGATACTTATCAATATACTGGTATATTATGTAGATTTTGAAATTTCAGTGCATCATCCCAGGTGTTTACCAAGGGCTCACCTTTGATGTTAAGGCTTGTATTCATTAATACAGGACAACCGCTTTTTCTGTTCCACTCTTCCAATAATGTTCTAAAAGTTATATTGTCATCTTTTGATACAGTTTGCACCCTACTTGTTCCATCTACATGACAAACTCCAGGCAGTTCACCGCTGGTACACTTTGCTACAAACTGCATATAAGGACTAGAGGACACAGGCATGTCAAAGTATGCACCAGCATGTTCTTTTAGTACTGCTGGTGCAAATGGTCTAAACTGTTCTCGCTTTTTAATAGCGTTCATTCTAGACTTGGCTTTGGGTCCACGCGGGTCACATAGTAGACTACGATTGCCTAACGCTCTTGGTCCAAACTCTGCTCTGCCATTTGCTACTGCTACTACTTCTCCTGCCTGTAGACGTTTGACCACAGCATCAATGTCAAGTTCACGTTCAATATCTGTGCCAAGATAAGGATGCTTCCATGTCAAGTGCTCTTTGGTATGTACGGCAACTGCTCCAATAGCACTACCAGCATCACCAGGGTTAGGCATGATCCAAATGTTGTCAAAGACTTGACTGCGAGCAAGCCTAGCATTGGCAACACAATTTAATGCCACTCCCCCCATGAACACAAGATTTTTGCTCTTGATATTCATGCTCATACCAATTACAGTTTCTATCAGGTAATCTTCAACTATGCTCTGAACACATGCGGCAATATCAAACTTATTGGTGTTTAATGGTGCAGTCCACCAACGACATCCGCGATGTAAGTTATGTCTTAGTTTAAAATCTGGTGCTTCAATATATTCAAAGAATTCATTCTTAATATGGTTTTTAAGAACTAGGTCAACAGAACCATATGCTGCCATGCCCATAAGAATGTATTCTTCTTCGTTGGGCTTTAGGCCAACATAATCAGTAAATGCTGTGTAAAACAATCCAATGCTATTGGGATAACGCTGTCGCCATTTACACTTTAATTTATTTGCCTGACCTTCCCAGATGCTAACAGTATCCCATTCACCAATGGCATCAACTACAAGTACTGCGGCATCACTGTATCCGCTTGTGTAGTATCCAGCTGCCGCATGACTATGATGGTGTCCAACAACCTCCATTGGCAAATTATCCAACCCAACAAGTTTGAGTTGATCTTGAGGATTTACAATCCAAGGTCTTTGTCCCGAGTAAAGTCTACGCAAATTCTTAGACCAAGGCTTTTCAAACCATACAATTTGAGTTGGTTCGCCGTACTCACGCATTTCACGCACCATGTTAACATCTAACATAGTATCGTTTTTCTTTCTGCTATAGCGTTCGCTGTGCCCTGCCCAGAGTATTTTATCTCCATCAATCAGTGCCATACTGGCATCATGATTCTGGGCAGTGATACCCAGAATCATTTAAATACCCTTCCACTTACTAACTGGAATGTCGCCGCCACAGTGGCAACGCAAACTATTACAGATAACCGGGCGAGAAAAACTGTCCCAATTAATTTTATCAAATTCTTTTACAGAGCCAACAACACCGCCTACATCACAATTTCCACGTTTGATATGTCCATTTTGATGAATGAATAAACTTTCAGCACCAATGTTGCACAAGTAATCATAGAAGTTTGTCTGTCCTTTGTTGATTAGACCCTGAGGACTTGTTATGTTTTCAGTGGTGTTATCTTCAAAGGTTGCTTGGACAGGAGTTGCATGGAAATCTCTATATATTGGATTGGTTATTCTAATCAAATCAGCAGATGATCGACTTGGTGTTTCTTTAAATGTTTTAAAAAATTCAAGTTGTTCTTCGCTGTAATTAATTTTAGCCAACTTGGTCCTGCTTGCACCATACTGGTCGTCGATATAAACAATTTCAATTTTAGCAGTAGTTTTCTTTTTAAGTTTTTCAATGAACTCTATAGATTTATCCCAATGCAACGGATCCATCATAATACGAGCCGCAACTTGAGTTTCTAAACTGGCAATTTTAATTTTTTCCAACCATTCATCTGCTGTACCATTGGGAAACTCTTGTGCTGGATGAAAGCTACATGCCGCATAAGTCAGATATTTAAAATTATCTTTAATAAATCTTGGAGTACGCACAAGATTTGTAGTCATACCACCGGTACCACCAAGAGTGTGAATACGCTCAATCATCTCCGGGAAGAAAGGACTTAGCGTAGGTTCTCCACCGCTCAATGAAAATGTCAAATGCCGGTTCTTGCCATATTGTTCAAATAACCTGTCAAGGAAAGGAGAAACAACATCCCAGTTAAACAAATGGTTTTTTCCATCGTGTAATACTGGTGGGCAATACCTACAAGCATAATTACAAATGTCATTTAAGATCCAGGTAATGATTGCTTTGTCTTCATTCTTAATTTCAATGATCTTTTTAGCCTGGACTGGGATTGGAAACTTCCACTGCGGAATACGTGCTCTTGGAGTTTTAAATGCTGAATGCATTTGTATGTTGTCAACAATCTGTACATCTTGGATGCTTTTAAATCTACTTAGGTCTTTCTTCAAGCCATGTGATGCAGAATATAATGTATCTCGTTGTTCACCTAGCATGTGCCCAATGCCCATATACCCATGGCGATTGTCTGGATGAGACCATTTGTGTCCTTGTATGCCATCAATGTTTAATGCTTTGAATTTTTTATATTCATTTGTAAGTGTATATGGATCATAATCGTCATATACAAGATACGCGGCCATTTCATTAGACCATGTTTCCTGACGATAAAAGGCATTTTCGTCAACAGCTCGTTGGTCATTATCAGCAATAATGTGACTCATGTTTTTACCAAGAGTATTATAGCCTAGTACCAAGTCGCCAAATCTAAGCCTGTGTAAAAAGCTGGCTGCATCCTCTTCGGTAATTTCAAAATCAATCCTTGGATTGAAACTGATCAAAATATTGGCAGCAGAATAACTAGGTTCCTTTTTGCCTGATCCTCTTTTTTTAATAAACATTTCAGCAGTGTGAATAGCATCGTTCAACTGAATGAATGTACTGTGAAAATCCTCATTGAAGGTAATACCTGGCCAACACTTGGCTTCTGGGCTGTCTGCTGAAATGCGTTTATAAGCATCATCCCACCATTTTTGTGATAGCTTTTCGCTTAGACGTTCACCATAAATCTCATATTCCTCGTGGAGGTAATTTAGTGCATCTTGATCGTGTTCTCGAAACATTGTCAATGGGCGGTCATAAAAAAGATTAATTTTTCTAACAATATTACTCAAACGCTCATCAAGATCCAATCCTTGATAGGCCGCACTCCTTGTAAACTTAATGCGCTTTTCTCGAAAACTTTTCTCTCCGTAACGCATGTCTTCCATGAGCTTGACCCATTTCTTGGCAAGATTGGTATTGTACAGCTTATAGTATATGTCAAAAGGTTCCCACGTTGTTGTATCAACAAGCGTGAGCCGTACGTTTTTGTCGTTTAGATATTTTCCGCTCATAAAGTCCTCAAATAATGTTTTTATATATCAAGTAATCTGGCATGCGTTGTGCCATGTAATTCATCTAGCCCGTTTACATAATCCAACATTTGTGGATATAAATGGCTCCAATCTTCGCTATTCATAAATGATATTAGGCCTGTAAATCTAGAAACAAGTTTGTTATCAGGATGTTTATCTATATATTCTTGTAACTTCTTGGTAATTTTTTCTTTTTTGTCTGCAGGCAATGATTTAGAACACAGGTATGGTGGCCAGTGCAAAATGCCCAAGAAGAAAATGCCACCTTTATTGTCACGTTTAATCTTTTCCAAATCTAAACTCATCATCCAATCTGCAAACTCTGGCAACCAGTTAATGTTTAAGGCCTGCACTGTACACAGTACCTTGACATGAATGTTTTCTGGCAATTCACAGTAGGCCTTAAAGTTCTTTTCAATGGTTGCCCAATCGGCCGGATGACGAATATATGAGTTAACCCAATCGTATCCATCAATACTGAGCATGAGTTCTACTTTTTCAAAGTGTTCCCACAGCTCGACAATTTCAGGACTATAAATTGTACAGTTGGTGTGATATCGCAATTCAATGTTCTTAGACAGTCCACTTTCAACCAAGCGTTTGATTAGTGTTTTGTGTTCTTTAATATAAAGAGGCTCGCCACCGCCAAATATAATATGTTTGATGTCTTTGGCATGTGTAAAGAAATCATCCCAGAATTCTTCATTTTTATACCATTCAAACTTTTCACTGGCAAATGTTTCAATCTTATGCTTCCAATCATATCGAGCATCAGTTTGTAAACTATTGCTGAGTGTTTCTGCATCCTTGATCCACTTGCTGGAATCTTTGGGCCCACACATGACACATTGTAAATTGCAAGTATTACCTAGTCGTAGGTCCAAGGTTATAATGTCATGATTAACTGTGCCATTTTTGTTGGTGCCAGCAACTAAATTGTCAAGATATGTTGTGTCTAACTGTTGATACCAATAATGGTTTTCATTTTGTCTATGACTTTTAATACCATTTGCTTCTTCTTTGTAGCAGGCTTCGCAAGCAGGAAACTTACGACCGCCAAGCATGGCCAGTCTGGCTTCTGTAAAATGATTACTGTTCCATATCTTGGTCCAATTGCTTGTATTTAAATTTAGACCACTGGTCTTGGCCACACAGCATAACAATGCTGAACCGTCGTTATAAGTTGCCGCATGTATCCATGGGAGAATACAAAATGTATCAGATTTTACCATTAATGAAATCCACTATTCTCGAGTCAAGAACTGTATAGTCCTGTTTCCTTGCACTATCCAGGCTCTTGGTGTAAACTTGTAATCGTGCAAGTTGTTCTTGCCAATCTTCTGCTCTTGTTTGCTGTAGTAATCCTATTATACCATTAACGCTGTTCTTTGTCAAGTCATGAACATTCCATGGCATCTTTTTATCTCTATAATCTGTTAACATTTTTAGAGCAGTGGCTCGCAGACTATCTGGTAGTATGTTCACATTCAAATGATGTGGATGTATGTTGATTAATAAATCAACAAATATCTTCTTACTGTATTTCTTGTTAAGTTCGTCAACCCAGGTCAGTGTCTCGACTAAATTAAATACATTGTAAACTTGTACCGTTGGAGTAACGCCTAGCTTAATGTTAGGTAATGCGGCTAGTTTTTCAACATTGACTTTGAGCTGGCTCCATTTGCTAGGAGGACGAATGTATTCGTTGACAGCACCAATGCCATCAAGACTTGCGTTAATGTTAATTTCATCAAATTGGCTAATCAAGTCTGTAAACTTTTGATTTACGTTTGTACAGTTGGTATTAAAGAATAACAGTATATCCTTTCTGCCTTGATCAATACACTCCTGCATAAACTTAAAGTTATGCTCAATCAATGTAGGCTCTCCGCCTGTCATGTAAACTTTTTTAAGATCTGGAATTAATTTTATAACCTGGTCCCAAAGCAAATCGCTTTCAAACCATTCCTGGTTCTTCATTACAGCTTCGGGGAACTTGCCAAATGTCTTGCCCCAAACCTTACTATACTCGCTGTCTGCAATTACAATGTCCTTGTGTTCTTTAGCAATCTGACTAGAGTTCCAGGGATTGCACATGCGGCATTTTAAATTGCATAGATTGCCTAATCGCAGGTCTAGATATACAATATCCTTGTTTACTACGCCTCCGTTCATCTTGGCAAATCTTACTCGTTGTTGTAGTTCCTCTTCTCCGAGACGCCAAGCCCATTCATTGTTGGCATGCATGCGATTGCTTTCACGACCTGATTCCTCTTGTAGGTAGCATGTACTGCAACCCTCAACCCGATCACCTTGTATCATAGCAGTACGAATGTCTCGCATGTCTTTGCCATTCCATGCGTGTTCTATAAACTGGTCCTGGATTGTAAAAAATTTACCATCTTCTTTTTTGAGTTTGTTAGCAGAACCCTTTACCATACAGCAATAACGAACTGTGGTATCGGTATTCACCATCATACTAACAAACGGGATGGCACAAAATGTATTTGAAATTGGTTTCATTAAACTAAGATTTAACTTTAATAGCTTTACTTAGTGGTTTTAGACTGGGCAGATCTGCCCAGTCTTTCAAGATGTGCGAGATTCTTCTTGAGTAACTTGGTCTCGCCAAGTGTAATTTAGTACCTTGCTTGCAATTGTGTTGTTATTAAAATCAACCAATTCCATCTTGTAAACATCATCATAGTTAAACAGATCGAGCATGATACTTTCGGTACTATCGCTGGAATCCCAATCGCTTCTTATTATTTGAGCCACTGGGATTTTACCAATGCTGGTAAACTTACTTTCTGGATCAACATTTCTTTCTCGTAACCAAGGAAACATTTTGTTGTTTAAATTATTAATAACTTGCGTTTGTAAATCACGGCTATGTTCTTTTAAGAACATTACATTACATTCACCGCTAAGGTAACGTAAACCACTTATATTCTCATCGTGGATCTCGCCATCTTTGTCGTGATAGGCTTCAATTGGTGTTTTTCCAAGTTGGCAATAGTGTAAAAATACATCACCAAAAAATTCATATTGTGTAAAATTGTCAAAGTCGCTTTCAACGAATTTGTAACGCCTGACTGGCATTGCAGGGAAAAAAACATAAGAACTCCAGAATCCTTGTCCAATTTTGTTTTGTCTGCAACCTTCTATTTCATGACATAGGTTATTGAGTTGTCTAATTGCAAACATCACGGGCAATGTTGCATTGGCAAAATACTTGGCTGGATTCCATACTTGCCCTATCAATAGCTCAAAGTGATGATGAATCTCATTAAGAATCTGTTGATCCAGTGTTACAGGATCAAAGAATTGTGTAATGTTATATAACGGGCGTTTTTCTTCATCACTACCGTCAAAGTATTCATTGATTGTGTTTACATACTTGTTTAATTCACTGCACAATGCTGGTATATTTCTTGCAACAGGACTGTTATCTGGGTACTGCCAATTTTGCAACATAAAATTCTTTTCAAATGTAGCATTGTCATCTGCCAAATAGTCATTGTGACAGCATCTTGCCCATTTTTGTGCAATAAAAGATGTATTAATTCTAAACCTTACTTTTTTTGTTTGGTTGTTGGCAACTGACCTGAAAGTCAATTGAAATTCATTGTAATTGGTATTCTTATATGCATTGCCGATTTTTTCTACGGTAGAACCATCTGTGGTAATTTCTGAACTAAACAATCTGGCCTGGCGCACCTGTTCAACATGGTCATAGTCTGCCAACCAAAGAAAGTTGTTTACATGGCATTGAGATTCTAGGTCATCAAAAAATTCCCGGCTGTCAGCAATAAAGAAAGACTTGTATATACTGTTACAATATGCCCAAAATTCGTCAAATTTCTCCCTGCTGTTGAAATAATGAATTAGGTTATCAACTTTGCCGTTGGGACTTGCCAACGCTTCTTTAATAAAGTTGATTTCACTTTCAGCATCGCATAAAAAAATTAAACGAGTATTTGAGGCCTTTTGCAAGGTTGCAAAAGCCAACAGTCCGGGTAAAGATATACCATAGACATAATAGTTTTCAACATAGGTTTCGGGATTTGTAAATTGTGTCAGCATAGATTAATAGATAAATGGGTCACGCTTTTTCAGCTCTTTGAGTCGTTTTCTGTAGCGAATTTCGCCTTTGATTTTTTCAATAATATTTTTAATAAAATTCCACATTGTGTTTCTTCCTATAGTGAATATTTGGAGACAAAGTAATTATACACATTGTCGGCTGCTATATCGTGTATATATTCCATGACATGGCCGCCGATCCTGGCCACTGCCTTGTTTGCATCTTGTTTTTTTGCAATATCTTCTAAGTCTATTAGGTAGCCAATATCTAATTCTTTGTAAAGCTGTTGTATTGCCCAATTTATTGATGATGGCGGTTCTCTAGATCCTGCCAATTCAACTAACCAATCTGGGGCCATTTCGGTGACTGATCTTACAAAATACAGTTCAATCCCTTTGCTTTGGCAAAATGTTTTTAGCAATAAATTAGAAAGCAACCACTTGTGTAACCGCACATCTTCATGTTCGTGCATTATCGCAGTTTTGCGTATAGCATCAATTTGTGTACCAGTGCGAGCAGGTTCATTGCTTAACAAAATAGAAGACCAATAATTAACTGTTTCGTTAAAGTATTGAATCCTATTGACACTGGTAGTTCCAATTAAGAAAATTACTCGTTTGCCTTGTGTTCGCCCGTGTTTTGTTTCGTTTAAGTATTGGTCAATAATTTCTCTGTTGATCCATTCTTGGCTTGCACCACCGCATGCATAATTATGTACAGTACATTTCACACCAGGGTGGTTAGAAAGTCTCATTGCAATTTTAGCAGGATAGGCCCTGTTACGGTTTTCGTTCATTAGACTATCTTGTTGTTCCCGGGTAAGTTTGGTATTATTTTTACGTTGAAACCACGCCTTTACCATATTCTGTCTATTTACTTTGTTGTCAATTCCTCGCCACTCATTGAACGTTATATCTTCATGACCAACATTGGTGTAAAATAAATCATCAGACAGCTCTTCGCCAGCTGTAAAGCTATCACCACATGCAAAAATTACTATTTCCATTTAATTCTCTTGCTCTATAATGAATACTTAGCAACAAACTCGTTGAAGATTTTATCAGCAGCCATATCATGTATGTATTCTACAAAGTGGCCGCCGGGTTTGACAATATGAGCATTTTCATCTTGTTCTTTGGCAATGTCTTCTAAGTTTATTATATAATTAATGTCTAGTTCATCAAACAGAGATACAATAGACTGTCCAATAAAAGATTGTTTCTCGCCAATTGCAATAGGGTTGACCAAGTTTTCAGGACCAAATACTGACCTTACAAAATATAAATCAATGCCTTTACTCTGACAAAATGTTTTTAGTAGTAGATTACAAAGCAACCACTTGTGTAAACGTGCATCTTCATGTTCGTGCATTATTGCAGTTTTACGTATATCATTAATTTGAGGTGTGATGCTATCTGTTATGTGCAACATAATAGAAGACCAATAGTTAACCGACTTACTGGTACTAAAATATTGAATCCTATTAACATAGGTAATGCCAACTAGAAAAATTACTTTTCTGCCCTGTGTTCTTCCGTGTTTTGTTTCATGCAGGTACTTGTCGATAATTTCCCTGTTTATCCATTCTTGTCCTGCGCCGCCTGCGGCATAATTGTGTAACACACATTGACCATTCAATTTTTCAGATAGTTTTGTATATAATTTAGCAGGATAAGCCCTTCTTAAATTCTCTGCTTCTAGATTATATTTCTGCTCTGCGGTTAGTTTGTGATTATTTTTATGCTGGTGAATTGCTTGTATACGTAACGTATTACTTTTTTGACTTTCAGGATCTATCCATTCTTGATGTGTAAGATTACCAAGTCCCGAATCGGGGTAAAACATATCATCGGCCAACTCATCACCAGCAGTAAAACTATCGCCACAAGCAAAAACTACCAGTTCCATGATTTACATTATTGCTTTTAAACTATCTAATACAATTTGATTGAATGGATCGCGGGCACCGCCATGACTGATCATGTGAATTCTAGGTGTGTCACTGTTGTTCCAGACTGAGTGCAGGTTTCCAATATCTACCAAGCAGGCATTGCCTTCATTTTTAAAAGGAACATAACCCTTGCCTTCCATTTTAAAATTACAACCCGCTGGATTGTTCAATGCTACATTAATTGGCAACAAGAAGTGTTCATTTCGATCCTTATGTGGCTGAATGTAACCGTGTGGATCTAACCACATGTAACGTAGTCTGTGATATCTGTGATTTGGAAACACATCGAGGAAGTATCTTGTTGTTTCGGGACAACGTTCGGTTATCTCGCCGCACCAATGATAATTGATATCATCAATGGTTTTACCTTTGTTATCTTCATATGCTTCCCAATGTCCAGTTCTGTCCCAGGCCTCACCATGCAAACAAATACTCTTCCATCCTTTATTTGCATATTCTGGGTTTTCATTTGGATGTGTTCTGTGCATCTGGAAAAGATCTTCCATGGCAAATGCTTCACGCAACATGTCTGCAAACGGTGCACCTGGAAGAATCAGTGGCAAGTAAGGCCACCCACTTTTCATAATGATCCAATCAACCAATTCATGTTCATGCTCAAACTTTGGTAATTCTACTTTTTTAAAATCCATGGTCCATGGACTATCATTGAAAAATTCTACAATTGCTTTTGGTATCATTTTATTACATTTCCTAGGTGTGTCCAACCAGATATGCCAGAGCTTGTTGTTCCACATACTTGTATGCTGGTATTATTTAATCGTAGTTCCTGTGAAAAAGAATCATACACTGACTTTAACCACGCTGGTTTAAAGTGGCGTAGGCTTGCCTCAGTGTAGAAACTATTACTGAACCAAATTAAATTATTGCCTGGATGTTGACGCATATCAGCAATCAATTCACTGCGATCGTAATACAGGTTAGTCTTTAAGAATCTATGCTCAAGTGCTCTGTATCTGTTCCATATGTCTAACCAGGCGGATTCTCCGCCAAATACTGCAATGGTTTTTTCCCACTCAGGAGTGTAGTCTTTTTGTGCAAACCAAATTGGTCTAAACCCTGGATCAACATTGTTGATATAATGTTGTATAATGCCCAGATAATCACGCCCGTCCCAGTTCTTTAATAACCATTCTTTAAATGCCAGTGCTGAGTCACTATAATCAAAATATATCACTCTGGTAGTCGAATCCCATTTGCATTGGTCTAAGAATTGAATTGGCTTAAAACCTGCCGCAACACAATACAAATTGTCAAGTTTGGTTGTCTTATCATAAGCAATATTGTCTGGCGTCATTGGGTCTGTGTTAAACACATAAACACTGCCTTGGAATCCAGAAAAATCCATCATGCTAATATAATTCTTTTGATTGTATTCCACTGGCTCCACTGATGTGTCGCCATCTAAAATACGCTCAAGTTCAGTGCCTACTTCTGGATAGAAGTGCTGTTTAAACTTTCTAATTTCTTCTGGGAAATTGCCAATGCCAAATCCATGCTTTAGTACTTCACTTGCAAGATTCCAACCTTCTCTAAGTTGTCCGGTAAATTGTCTTGTTTCATTGGTAGGTAAAATATAAAAAGGCGTGTACCCATCGTGGAAGTCTTCACTGCTACGCTGTACCTTTGGTAGAGTTACATTGTTGACTGTGTCATGATTACCCCAAAAAGGACTGCCGCTTTGTCTCCAATGATTCAAGTTGATCAATACACATTGATTATGTAAGGAATAAAAGCCTTGCTCTTTATCGGTGGGATTATCTTCTAATATGTGTGCTAATACACTGTAATTATTACCTTCAGCATGTTTAATCATGCTTTCAACCAGGCGAGGGTCATAGCTTCTATACCCATAAGCAACAATGTAGAGATAATCATCATCTGTTAAACGAACAGAATTGAGTATTGAGTCTATTGTATCGGCAACAAGTAAATCGCCAGTGTGTTGATTTGCCATTGTCAATTGTAAGGATACTGCAAAGTCAGTGATGGCCCTGACATGATCTTGATAGCCTTGTGACCTGTTGGCTATTTGATTAAAAAGTCCAAATTTAATTTTCATGATTTACTCTATTAGTCTTGCGGCAGAAATTTTGCCCAATTCAAAGATTTCGTTTACTTCGTCATACGTTACTTCATCTCTATTTACTAGCTGTCCCAGTAATGGTCGTGCCACTGCTTGATTTTCTGGCAATGACATATCAACATACTCATTGAGTTCGTTATCATCTACCCACTTGATTAAGTCTTCTAACACTAACTTTGAGTGGCCTTCATACTGTGGTTGTCTAATGGTTTCTGAAAATGATAATATCACTTCGTTACTAATTGTACGCTGTGGTCTAATCATATTTTTCTTAACTAAATCAATATCGTTGTCAACATAGCAATGATAAATGTTTTTGCCAACTGTATGATAACCCAATAATAGATCACCAAATACTACATCATGCAAGAAATATTCATATAGTGAGGGGTCTGTAATTTCTTCTACATGAATTCCTGCAACGACACCTTCATTATGACTGGCATGTAAGAAAAAACCTGCAAGTAAATCGTTACCATAACTGTTTAGCATTGTTTCCAAAACATGAATATCAACGTTTAATCTGATCAAAGGATCATATTCTACTAATATTCCGTTAAGTTGTTCTTCAAATCTATGAAATTCATAGTGTAAGTAATTTAAAATTTGACGGTTATTTCTAGTTTCATCAAATTCCTCCGGCATGTCAATAAAATCAACCTGAATGTACTTTCCGGAATTGGCTTCATCTACTAACCGTTTCATCTCTTTCCATAAAGCACTAATTTTTTCCTTGGATGCTGAACTGGCAATCCACTGATTTTCAAAAATGTGGCAGTCTGGATGAGATGTTACCCAACGTACACGCTCTAACCATTTCTGACTAACTGGAGTATCTACAATTTGATAACGCAGTGTTTTTGTAACTTCACCGTCGGTAAAGTCAATTTCATAAAATTTATCTAATAAGTTATAAGTCGTCATTTAAATGTCCATAGATATCAATTTTACTTATATCCTTGTTTCGTCGTTGTGCAAACTGCTTGATGAAAGAGAGAAAGTCCTTGGCCAGCGCCGTTTGGTTAGGTGCTTCACGCACATCAAGCAAGGTTAAAAGTCTACTGTAGCGATTTGTCTCATGTTCATTAAATTGCGGAAGCAGTCTTGCAAATACCTTTTCATACTTGTTGTAGTATTGATCAATTGACATTTGATCTAGTATTTTGAAACTTTGAAACTCAGGGTAGGTTAAAAAGTTAAAGTCAATTGAGATAGGTGTACGCATGCCTTGTCGGAGACGTATTATATCTTCTAAGAATTTATCAAAGTTTTGTAAACACATTGCGCCAATTGTGGTCATTACAAATATATGATCAAGTCCGGCATCATCTAAGAATTTGATGTTATCAAGCCACTCTTGATAGTTCATACCATCTCGCAAAATTTCTGCAACATGATCTGCGCTTTCATTGCTGGTATAGATAGATACTTGCTTGATACCTTTAATTTTTTCTTTGAATCTTTCTAGTACCAGTGGCTTCTGACAGAGGTTAGAATTAATTGCAATCTTAACATTGGGATTCTTGGTACGCACTCGGTCAAGCAAATCAAAAGTTTGCTCATGTAACAATGGTTCGCCTCCAGTGATGCGAATAATATCAATATTATCTACAACTGTATCAAACCAGGCCCAGAATAGATCAAAGTCAACTGAATTATCCTTGTACTGCTCTATTGGTCTCTGATAGTGTTTGCGAGCATCTGTTGTGATATTCTCATAAACACCATTGTTCCTAATATCATTTGCCCACTGCGAGCTAAAGTCAGCATTACAGTAAGAGCAACCTAGGTTACAGGTCTTTTGGAAGGCCAATTCTAATACCTTGGGTTTAAAATTAAAACCAGGGTCTAGGTAATTTTCTGGAGTCAGGTGATCAGGGTAACTGACAGATTTATATTCCCTGTCACTGGTTAATCCTTGTGCTTCCAATTTCCAGCAGTAGTTGCAAGGCTCTGGTTTTTCACCTGCAAGCATGGACTTTTGCTGGTTGCGTTTGTCTGTTGTGTTATAAAAAGTTTCAACAGTTGAACCAGTGCTGTGGAAGGGGTTATGATGGCAACTGGCAATTTTACCACTGTACAACCAAATTGTTGCTTCGTGAAATTTAGCCATACAAAATGTATTGCTAGTGTTTGCCCACAATTTTTCTAATTCTATTTTTTGCATTATTGACCTGTAATCATTGGCTTCAAGTCTATATATTCAGGAAAGACCTCAAAGAAATCTTCTTTTCTATTATTATCAAGCCACAATTCTCTTCGCCAGCCTGCTGTTATTAAATTATTAAACTTTGCAGGATTCTTTAAGATATCAATTGCACTTTGGTATCCCTGAATCGCATTGTGTAAATTTGAGCTTGTGGGATTTTCTGTATCAGCAAATGTCGATAGCCATTTAATTTGCTCTTCGTACAATTCAGTTAGCTTGGCTTTGTGATGGTCTGGCAGGTTGGAAATACACCAGTGTTCTGGACCAAACAATAGGTTAACAATAATGTCGCCTGGTCCAACATATCCAAGGTTGACCCATTCTCTGTGAAAATCAACAATATTATATGCTGTCATTATGCTTAACGTTGCACCAATGATAAACTTCACATGCGGAACCTCAGCAATCATTCGTTCTCTGTTTTTAACTACCTGTTCCCATGACAAATTTTTACGAGCATATTCTCCTCTTTTATAACTGCCGTCAAGACTGGCCGAAACTGTTACCCTCTTAAATTTTTTCCAATACTCAATGACATCAAATTTTGAATGAGTCAACTTGCTAAAATTTGTATTGTAAAAAATGTCAATGTCGGTGTTTCCTAGTTCTAAGAAATAATCTAAGATTTCGTAATGCTGAGGCATAATTAACGGTTCGCCGCCGGCAAAGTAAATTCTATGGCAGCTTCTTAGATTTTGTTTAAGACTCTCAACAGACACGTCGGCTTTGTGAAATCTGGTCAGGTTATTATTGACTATGATTTTTTTCTCAACCATTTCTAGCTCTTCAGGATACCACGTTGAGCTATATTCTGGACCACATGACCTGCATCTTAAATTGCAAGTGTTATCAAACCGCACATCTAGGTAATTAATCTCAGGTTCGTCAACTGTGTAATCTTCGGCGACTGCATTGCGAATAGTTTCACCAACTTCCCACTGATCCATCCATCCTAGCATTGCATGTCGCATACTATGAGTATTAACTGCTTCGCCCTTCCAGCAATATTCACATTGTGAATTTTTAACTCCGTTTAGCAGATCCTTACGCAGGTCTTTAAAAGACTTGGTATTATATGCATTGACAATATCCTTGTTTGTTGAACCTTCAATTTTAGATCGTGGTTCACCTGTACCGTATTTGTCGCCAGACTTGGGTGCCCTATGCACACAACAGGCACCTAAACTGCCGTCTGTATGGATATAATAAGAGTTAAATGGTGCTGGACAAAATGTACCATTTGTTTTAATTTTCTCCCATTCTGCATCTGTAAATTCTAATTTTTTAGTCATTGTCATTTGTCTCATATCGCGGCAACAGCCCCCTGATATAATCTAATATCTTAGGTTCAACAAAATGTCTGGTCTTTTGGTTTCTTGAAAGATCAACCAAATAAAATTTATTATAAATGTCAGCTAGCTCATTGTTGCTTGGTAGTCGGCTGTTCATATGATTTACAAGTCCCTTGACAACATCTTTGTCTAATGCACTTTTATTCCATTTATCTTCGATAAGATCTTTTGCACCATCCGGTAAAGCCCATAAGGCCATGTGAGGAGGACTGTGAATTAGATTATACCAAATTGAAAATGTTGGTGTATTGGTATTAATCCATTCAACAAATTGAGGTAGGTCCCAGGCATTTATCCAGCCAATGGTATGACTAACGGAGATATTTGTGTTATCAAGTTCTCCGGCAGCTTTTATGGCATTATACCTGATTAGGTTTTCTTGTACTTCGTCCCATTTACCAGGATAACGAAGATACTCATAGGTCCTACCAAGTCCGTCGATACTTAATCCCAATCCCACTGACTTGAAATTATCATTGAGGAATTTAACACGTTCGCCTGAGAATATTGTAGCGTTTGAACTTAGTGATATATTAATTTCTTTACTGCGACCACTGGTCACAAACTCATCCCATATGTCATTCCATTGCTGAATATAAAATGGTTCGCCACCAACAATTTCCAAGTTTTTTACATGTTGCATCCACTCATGACGATTTTTCCAAAGTAGTCCATTCTTATCTCCACTTTGGCTATGCTTCATTTCATAACCAGTGGTTCCGTATAATACCTTATGCTCGGCTTGCCATAAATTACTATGACTTGGAGAGCAACTGCGGCATTTGAGATTGCAGGCATTGTTAATAATCATCTGATATTCGTAAGGCAAGCCCGGCTCGCTATCAAAGTCAACTATAGAATCAAAAGTTTTATCTGCATTTCTAGTGTAAATCTGACGTTTGCTTTTGTGTCCGTTGTTTTCATCAACAATGCAGGTTTCACATGCCAGTGGTTTTTTACCATCACGGAAATCTTGTCTTAGTTTCTTCATGTAGTTACTGGAAAATATTTCTGTAACAGTGTTTGTTTGAACGTGCATGAATTCGCCATTGTCGTCTTTGATGTAATCTTTATACAGGCAACAAGGACGTACCTTACCGTCAGGATCGTTACTGAATCCTGTCCATGGAAGGCTACAGAGCCATTTTTTAGATTGAGTCATACCAGTTTATAAACCTTTGATCTAGTGATTCACGGAAATTCTTATTTCTTCTTTTGTCATATTGTGACACATATGATTTTAAATCTTTTAATGCGTTTTCTTCACTCAAATGCTTTTCCCATTTAACGTTTGTTTCTGACATATTTACAATTAGTCGTTCAACGTGAGCAATTTCAGTATCATGGCACAGGCTTCTATTTTCATCTAGCCAGGCAGTAAATTCTTTTACCATCTCTAACCTAAGCTCAATAGGGATAAGCTGAACACGCATAAATGCAGGTGAATGAACAAAGTTGCAATTAAGTTCAACCCTGAGTTGTCCATATTTAATCTTAAGGTCTTTGATCATATTTAGATAATCAATCATGGACCAAACACCAAGGTTGTTAATGCTTGTAGTAAAGTTTAATCTATTGACAACATAGCTTGGACTTTCAAGTACTGTAATCACATTCTTCATCCATACATCGCCATCAAACCCGTCACGAATGTATTCAGTTTGTTTTAACGAACTTTCAATGCTGGTGTGTAACACTGTTCTAAAATTACTACCCACTGTATCAAGCAAACGCTGTAGCACATCTTCTTTGCAAACAAGATTGGTATTAATTGACAAGTCTCTATTAAACTCACCTTCTTTTAATCTATCTAGGAAGCGCCAAAAGTTTGGACTCATGGTAGGTTCGCCACCAGTGACACGAAGCCACTTTAGGTCTCTTTCTAAAGTAGGTAACCATTTAAAAAAAGCTTCAACATAGGGGTTTTCTCCCTGATCAATCATGTCTTCATCGTTTGATTTGGTATATCTAGAATCAGTAAGCAATCCTTCATATGGACCGTAATTTTTAATGTCATTTGCCCATTTGGTGCTAAATGCTGGACCGCAATAGGCACATGCCAAATTACAAATCCTGTCAAACGCAATTTCTAGCATGTAAGGATTAGTTGTTAGTGGTCTCTCTGCCTTCATCCATTTGTATAAACGATAGGTTGGAACAGCCTGTGTTTTAATATAGCGATCACTTAGTCCTCCGTCATCTTCAATGCTCCAGCAATAATTACAACCGCTGGGCTTTTCACCATCAAGCATGGCCTGTCTCTCTCGTATTTTTTGAGGAGTATTTTGTAGACTTGACGGGTCATTTGGATCTAGTTCAATCTTGTGAAATGGGTTGTGATGGCAACTGGCTGTTGCACCCTGGTATAGCCAAATTGTACCTTCAAACCATTTGGCGCCACAGAAGCTAGGACTAACCTTGTCCATTTGCTCTTCTTTAAAAATTTTAAATCGAGCAGTTTCTCCAGTCTGATGTGATTTCATGTCTGACATATTAAATTTCAATCCTGTTGTACCAATCTGCTAAATCTGGAAATGCTTCTGTGAAATTCTTTCCGCGACGTTGATCATATTGCTGATAGAAACTCTTAAAATCCTTTTCGAGTTTTTCTCTTTCAAATGCATCCTTGTGCGGTGTTTTTACAACGTCAAGATAGTCAATCAATCGTTGAGTTTGATTAACTTCCATCTGATGCAATAATTCACTGTCTTTGTTATCATCTAGCCACTGTTGTAATTTATCTTTTCTAGTTTGCCTCATATCATCTGGCATAACAGTAGGACTTTGGAAACTTGGGAAACGCAAGATGTTCAGGGAAAATACAGCATAATTTCTACCATGCTTGGCCTTGAAAGCCATTACCCAATCTAAGAATTCAGTCAGACTTTCCAAGCAAAGTAAATTGATTGTACACATAACATGCAATGCTTTAAAATTACCACTGGTGGCCAGTTTGTGCATATTATCTTCCCACTGTTTCCAATCAAGCCCGTCACGAATGTACTCGGCTTGTAGACCCACTGCTTCGCCACTGGTATAAATTTGTAGGTCATCAATGTACTGTGCTCTATCAATTAACTTGTCAATGAGTTCATCTTTTCCGCCCAGATTACTGTTAACTGCCAATCTCATATCAGGATTACGAGTATTCTTTGGGTCAGCAAACCAATCTAATAAACGCCATGTATGTGGGCTCATCAATGGTTCACCACCAGTGACACGAAGTTCATATAGTGTTCTGTGCAAGTCACTTTCCCACCACTTGAAGAATGCTTCAATATAAGGATTACTTGGATCATGGTCATATACACCAGCAGAGTCATGAATATGATTATAGTGACCACGCCCATCTGTGTGCAGGTTGGTATAGTTGCCAAACTTCTTTAAATCGTTTACCCATGTTGTACTAAACGCAGGATTGCAATAAGAACAGGCAAACTGACAGGTGCGGTCAAACGCAATTTCTAGTGTGCGGAGATCTACATCGTTATTATAATCACCTTCCCATGCTTCTTTTAGCAAGTTGTCATCATATATCACACTTTTGTAAACGCGATCGCTGATGTTGTCTCTGCCAATGTCTTCAACTTTCCAGCAATATTCACAACCTGGTGGACGTTCACCATCTTGCATTTGCCTACGTTCATTTTTCTTATGGGCTGTATTGTGAATAGCCTTAGGGTTAAATTTAATTTCTTGTAAATCAGCTTGGTGTGGCAAAGGATGGTGACAGCTGGTGGTTTGTCCGCTGCCTAACCAAATGGTTGCATTGTACCATTTAGCTAGACATAAACTTTTACTGTGCCCGTCAAGCAAGTTTTTAATTTCGTGGTCAGTTGATCTGCCCGGAACACGTAATGTCATTTTGTTTTTCCTGTGATATTTTTAAAGCTTTGTTCGCTTAGTATATATAACTCTTCCAATTCGGGGAAGGTTTTCCTAAAGTTGGTATTGCGTCGCTGATCATGTTGAGTTACAAATGCAAAGAAATCAGCCCTGGCCATTTCTAATTTATCCGCTGTTAGTGGTTGTATTGCCCAGTCGTACAAACGTTGAACTTTATCTATTTCAAAATCTTTAAATCCTTTATATGGATTTTCTGATGTTTCAATGTTTTCTTTCATGAACTCAATTGATTCAAGTAACACATCAAAGTAGTGTGTTGGTAGTAATTTTAAACTTAACCAAACAGGATCGTTTAGCATTGGCACATCAAACCATACCAATTGACGAGTAGTATTAAATTCTTGACGTAAACGTAAAATATTTTTTACATAATCCATCCAACCTGGAATACTAAGTGCATTAAAAGTAACAATTAAATTCAAGCTGTGTTTTCGGCCTACACGCAAATACTCTGTTATGTTTCTATGAAGCATTTCAAAGTCCAAGCCATATCTGCCGTACTCAGCCTGTGGCCCCCACGAATCTAGGCTACAGTAAAGCATGAAATGGTCAATTGCATTTTTTGTTTCCAATTCGTCAAGTGAGGTTAAAAACTTATTCCACTGATTACCAGGTGGACAGCAGTTTGATGTAACACTTAAATGTAGGTCGTCGCCTTTTGGATTGGCTGCCACATAGTCAAAAATCTTAAAGGTATTTTTATCCATAAAAGGCTCGCCGCCAGTCATGCGAAATGTTTGTAGTGTTGGGTAGATAGTAGGGAACCATTCCCAGAATGCCAATAGGTATGGATTATCTGGTCCGTTATCTGGAATCATGTTTTCATTTTTCATCCAGGTTGTATCATTGTGTCTACGACCATCTGCCAATATTAACGGACCATGCTTGTCAATTTCTTTGTGCCATTCTGTGCTCAAATGAGGACTACAATATGAACACTTGAGATTACAGGCCTGGTTAAAGTTTACTTCCACATACTTTGGTGTTGGGTCACCATTATAACCATCCTTGACCACTTCATTGAGTACACCTGGGCGCCAAACATCTTTGCTACGATAAGCTCGGTCACTTAACATTTCACCACTGTCTTCAATTTCCCAACAGAAATTGCACTCCTTGGGTCTGACACCATTGAGCATTTTCTTACGCTGTTCTTTTTTAAATTTAGTGTTATGAATTGCACCGGCATCAAGTTTAATTTCCTCTAAAGGAATCTTGTGTGCAGGCGGATGATAACAACTATGTGTCTTGCCAGTGGGAATGTGAATACTTACATTGTACCACTTGGCCAAGCACATGCTAGGGCTAATCTCATTGAGAATTTTAAATACTTTTTTAGTATCTTCTAGGTATACACTTTTTGCAACACCATTTGTTGTAATGGTGCCATCACCTTTAACTTGATGTAACTCGCCTCGGAATTCTTCCTTCTCTTCCTCAGACATGTATGCATATAGCTTTGGCTCAACAAGACCTGCAATTCTCTTTTTTGCTAATTCTTCATTGCTATTGTCAAACTTGTTGTTCTTAATTTTATTGAAAATGTTCATTTGTGTGCTTAGATAAAATGATAATGATACTTATCATGCAAAATGTCAAGGGTTTATTCAGATGAGCTTTTTGTTGTATTTGAGTATGGTTTCCATATCACTTGCCAACTTTGGCAATTCCTTCCTCCATTGTGTTTTTCGAATCTTATCCTTATCATTTAACTTGTACACTTGCTCATTAACCTTGTCAATTACTACATCTTTACTATAATTAGAAGGATTTTTAAGTACATATAAAAATTCTTTAAATGCCCTTCTTCTTTCCTCGATGGCGTATTTGTCAAATAAAGGATTAGTGAAATTTTTGCTTAAATCTTCTACATTCTGTATAGTTTCTTCTCGCATTGCAGGTGTTAGTACATCAATAGAAAGTCCAACGGGATAAACCATTGGACCAAAATTCATGCGACAGCCATTGTTGTTGGTTATGCCATCTAGCCAATTTGCAATTTTGCCTATCATGCGATAGTTTGCTAAACCAATTGTTATGGTAAATTCTAAACGTATATGAGGGCCTTTCTTTGCCATCAAGGTTCTTATATTTGATGCAAACTCCTTGGCATCAAGACCATAACGAATGTACTCTCCCCATCTGTCAAAACCGTCGATACTAACTGATAATATCACTTTACCGTTTACCTTATTCCACATGTCTATTAGATCATAATTCTTATAGGTTAAGTGACTAAAATTGGTATTGTAAAATATTTCAATTGGTTGCTGGCTGTCAATGAACAATTGTAATATTTCATAATGATGTTCTGCTATAGTAGGTTCGCCGCCAGCAAAATAAATTCTCTCAATATCTCTATAAAATTCTTTAATTTCACTTAATATTTTATCACTATCTACACTAATAATTGGTGTAGGAAGTTTTGGAACCTTAAGTCTTTTATCTTCTACAGCGTGTGAAGAACTATATGTATCACCGCAACCAATACAGGCAAAATTGCACTTGTTGGTAAATCTATAGTCCAGGTACAATTGTTTAAATTCTGCATGTCCGGTAAGATCTGTTTCTATCAATGATATAAATTCTTTCCATTTTTCATTTACATCCTGTCGTAACGATCTCCTACCAGCCTCTTCAAATCGAGCACATGAACTACATTCTGTAGGCAGTGCGTCAGAAGTAAGCATGTGTTTTCTAATTTTTTTATACGTGTGACCTTGGAAAATTTCCTTTAATGTGTTGTTTTTCAAATTGCCAACAGGAGTTTTTGAAGTAAGACAGCATAAATTTACATTGCTGTCTGGATCAATTTCCGAGTGCATCCATGGTAGGACACAAAATGCTTTGGGTAGATTGTTGATATCCATTTTAATAGTACTTTAGTCGAGGTATTTACCTCCTATGACTAAAGTACTATATTGGATATCTTATTCTACAGTTAATCCGTGCCTGGCAATAGCGTCACGTAGTGCTTCTTCTACAAAATCGTTAAAGGTTTGGCCACGTTCATGTGCCATAATCATGTACTTTAACAGCTCATCATTTGGAATATCCAATGGTAAACTTACACGAGTGTCGTAGTCCTCACCAGCAACAATAGCAGATGCCTTTTCAATAAAGTCTTCTATTACATCTAAATCAATATACTTTACGTTATCATATGCAAATTCAAGGTCAACTTTTCTAGCACGTTGTTCATCTTGATATTGTTGTAAATATTCAGGGTGAATCATTCTATAACAACGATCGTTGGCTGAGTCATGTACTTCAGCCACATAAACTACCTGTGTTTTACTATCAAAAACAGCACTGGCAGAATAATGCCCGCCGTCACTGTCTAACCAACGTGCGTTTGGACCAAAGCATTGCCAGCCATAATCACTACCACCAGTAATGCTATAATCAATGGACTCAATAAACTCTTTTAGCGTTAACATATTAAACCTTATCTAGTACTTCATACGAATCATAGTAACACAATTCGTTCTCGAGTAGTTCGTCTAACTCAATTTCATTATAACACGATTCTGTTCTTACTGCAACCTGTTCATTGTTGATTACACGATAAAAGATTATTGTAATCATGATTTATTCTCCCAGGAACCTTTTGTATAATCCCAATGCCGAACATCATATATTTTTGCTGATAAACTATACCCAAACAGATTTATTTCAACTAAAGGACCAGCGTGGTCAAAACCAGTAAAATTTAAATCTACTGCAAATTCAAACATAAACGACGGGAAATGGATAAGGCTCACACTGTAAGCCTTTCTTTGAGAAATTAACTTTTCCCGTTGCCACAAACTTTTAAAAGTATTTTTTGAAAACGGATTTCGCACACCAAAATAAAATTTTAACATAATGTACCTATAAAGTAAATGTCATTTGTTTGAACCTTCAGGTGGTCGTTCGTAAGGAAAAGGCCAATTGTTGTTTATAATTGCTTCTGGTTTTGGACGCTTTTTTAGTTTAACATTTTCTTCAATTACAGTGCCATCATCTTTGCATAGATCAACTTGATACGGTGCAATGATATGAACAGCACAGTCTTCTTCTTGCCACTCATGTTCACCATCGTAAAGCCATGCCGCGCCGCCTTCGTAGTAGAGTTCTTTAAGTTCTTGTTGTTCTAGTTCACCAATATCATCACTGAATTCCCACTCAACACTGATGCTGTCATCAAACTCGCAACCCCACCCTGCATCTGTTTTAGCGTATGCTACAGGATCACCCTTGTAAGGTAGGTTACAGTCCATGTCCGCTTCAATGAAGCCTTGACCCCAACGATAAGTTTCGTCAATGTTAAACCAACTGATAGAACCATCAGGATTTTCTCGAAACATTTCTACATGGTAGACAATGCTTTTCTTTTCAAGGGGTTTAATGACATATACCTTAGACATAATTTATTTCCTATCACCAAATAGATTTAACAAGTTTAAGAACAGGTTGATAAAGTCCATATACAACGTTAACGCACCGCTAACTTCTGCGGCAGGACTTGTATCTACACTCAACTCTTCACGAATCTTCTGTGTATCATAAGCAGTTAAGCCAAGGAAGATGATAATAGCCAATGCTGAGATCACCATTTGCATTACTGTACTGCCAATAAAAATATTAACAATGCTGGCAATAAAAATATTAACAATGCTGGCAATAACAATGGCAATTAATCCTACAAACATAAACTTTCCCATGCTATCTAGACTACGTTTGGTAAAGTAGCCATAGCCACTCATAACACCAAACAAGATGGCCGCACCCATGAACGCACTTACAATACTACCCATGGTGAATACAGCAAAGATTGTAGCAAAGCTCAGGCCCATCAATGCCGCAAATCCATGTAAGCAAAGTTGTGCTACACTCTTACTTGGATTGTTGGCCAGCACCATGCCAACACCAAAAATTGCTAACAACGGAGCAAAGATCACAATCCATTTCGTTATTCCTGTAAAAAAGAATTGTAGCAACTCTGGGCTAGAGCCTACAAAATAACTAACAATCATTGATACAATAATAGCAAGACTCATATGTCCGTAGACACGACCCATTGCTGAGTTAATTTCACTGGCTGAGCGATATGATACTTCGCCTGTATAATTTGCTTCAAACATTTTAATCTCCTTGTTTAATTAGTTCATTCAATTCTAACATAAGTTTCTCCAGGTCGTCAACTAAATCCTGCTTGGCGATTTAAATTTCTGGTTTACGCTTCAACATCTTTCTTCTTTCGGGTGCGCTTTGGTTTTTCTGCCGCGCCTTCCACACCTGCAATGGCTTCGCGCACATCACGTAGTAAGGCCTCATCATCCCACTTTAACTCTGTACGCCCATTTGGATAGGTTGTTACTGTAAGGTGACTGCCCTTAACAATCACCGCATCGGTAACTTCTGCAAGTTTCTTTTTTGTAGCCATTTAATAATCCTCATCATAATTGAGAGCAATGTGTTTACCTATTTCAAGCAATCCAACTGCTGTAGGCAAATCACTTACCATAGTGTGAATCTGTTGTTCACCGTCTTTGCACGTACTTACTGCAACAAATTCTACAATGTTGCCCTGTTCAATTTGTTCTCGTATATCGTCAAGGATTTCTAGTAAGTCTGCTTTGAGCTTTCGCTGTTCTTTATCTTTTGGGTCAATACTAATAACGTTCATATACTCTCCTAGTTAGACAACTGCATTACCATGTACTCTTCGTCGGTAACATGGGCAACAGGTTTGATCCATCCTCGGTCGATACAGGCAGCAATAATCTGTCTATATTCCTGTGGACAACTTTTACTAATTTCAAAACTGGCACGGCCCGATGTTACTAACCCATCAGTAATTCTAAAATGTTTATCCCCGGGTTGAATTGATTTGATGTTAGATTTAGCAAATGTAAAGTTCATTCTTCAACTCCATTTTCTTTATCTAATAGATATTGAGCATGATCTCCATTGATTGGATTACCTTTCAATACTAAATGATCGTGCATTGCCATCATAGCATTGGCGAACCACGCAGTCATTACGGCCTCAGAGTCAGCTTCAACACCATCTTCCGACCATACTTTATACTTTTCAGTAAAGAATTTAGCCCAAGCTCTGGCATCAGGATTTGTGTGTATAGTCATATCATAATCGTTCATTCTTCTTCAATTCCAAAATGACGTTTGACAGCTCTACTGGTGTTCCATCCTATGCCTTGAAAAAGATTTTTCTCAATTACAGTGTTACACTCTTGAATAATCAGCTCAGCAAATCGTTGCTCAAATTCGTTATCTAATGCATAGCGTGTAATACCATCAATGGTTATTAGTCTAGCTTCAATAGCAAGTTCTTGTATTCGTTTATTCATTTGTGGCCTTTGTGTATCAACTGATTCACAATGTTAAGGTCAAACTGTAGATCTACAATACGTTCTTTAAGAACTTGATATTCTGTACTATCCACATTGCCATTGTTACTAACAACAATACTCAGGTACATGTTTGCGGCCTCTTCATGGGCTCTTTTAATTTCTTGTTCTAATAATGCTCGTCTATCTTTTAACATATCATACTCCTTTAGAATTCATCTTCATCAAATTCATCACTTACTTGATGAACCATATCGCACATACAACTAAAACATGTGGGACAGAAGGATACAGGCAAAATACCAAAGTGGCCATGTATACCACCTTCGTCGTCTGTAAATTCGCAACTGCATACATTACATTTGTGAGCATCGTTCATAGTTTCTCTCCTAATTCAAATCCCCTGAATCTCAAAAATCGAGGGAATCGCAAACTGTATGTACCATCTTGATTTTGTGTAATGGCATCGGCCCGTACTTCTACAATACTGCCATTAAGACTAGTCCTGTCATTCCAATACTCAATGCGGTGCTCATCAGTAAAGCCGCTACCCACGTTGACCCGAATTGACTTGCCATCATCAATTCCTTCACATACAAGAGCACCGAGACGTCCAATATTTTTTCCTGTACCTTCTTCAACATCTATAACTCCTAAGCTAACTTCAATAAATGGTTTCAATTTGAGCCAAGCTACACTGCGTTTGCATTCGTAGCCGGCATCGGGATCTTTGATCATAATACCTTCATAACCACCAGCGATGGCCTGTGCATTGATTTCTTTAAAACGTTTCTTGCCTGCATCTGTATCTAAATCAACAAGTTCCTGTGACAATGTACGCACATGAGTCAGCGTATCTTTGTGATGCTCAACAAATGCGGCAATATGTTGTGTGCGGAAACTTTGTTTGGCGTTCCACTTGCCTGCTTTAAAGTGTACCAGAGGAACGCAATCAAATAGATTCAATACAGCATCATCTGCGGCTACAGCACTCTTACGATGCACCTGCTTCATTAAGTCTTGGAAACTACTTGACATTATCTCGCCGTCGAACACCCAAGGCTCCAGCAAGCCAGTCGCCACTTGTTCGAACTGCTTTTTGACATGACCAAAGTTCACCAATTCCTTGCCGTTGCGGCTGTACTGATTTACCTGTCCATCCGGATACACGATTGTTAGAATCCTGACCCCATCCAGTTTCACTTCGATTAGTCGTTTGCCACATACTTTGCTTTCATGGTTAGCCGAATCATGTGCCAGCTGACATTCAAATACAGGAATCAAGTAATGAGGTTTGGCTTGCTTGACTGGTTTTAGTTTGTTGATTACCTTGTTTACGGTAACTTCACTAATACCACAGCGCAGATCCTTTTGTAGGATACGCATGTACCAGTCGTTCCATTCATTTTGCTTTGCAACAGACAAGCATAGTTCAATTGCAGTTTTTGCGGAATCGCCAGTGAGCTCTCGTCTAGCAAGGTTATCTGCTAACGCACGGAAGGCAGTCCAGGTTAGGCCTTGACCATCTGGACCACTGTGCCGGGGGATTTTTTTGACACCAAAAGTGATCATGGGGTCAAGTGCAAGACGCACACCGGCAAAGAATTCGTCATTCCCTGCTAAGGCCTCGGCTTCAATGATTGCTTCCTTTTCCAAACGACTAGGATGTGTTTCTAGTGCATGAATAACAAAAGTATTTTGAGCCGACATGTGCATCCTTAAGAAATTAGTTGGGGGCTTTAGGCCTGCCCCCGCAAGGCCCAAAGTCTATTAAGCGGCTTTGGAAACAGGGCCAGTCTTAATAAGATCAGCCACTTTGCGCTTTGTGCGCTTGGCCAGCTCTTCGGCGATAGCAACGCCAGCATGACCAGAGATGTTCTTGGCATGCAAGAACTCCAGTGCTTCAACCTTTGAAGCAGGTTTTGCCAACTCATAAAGTTGGATGTCGGTATGACCGGTCTTGACCAAGGTCTTGATGCGAGTCATGTCAGTTGCGAAACGGGCCTTTGTTTTGCCATCTTTAGTTGAATAGCCAGCCACTGTAAAAAGTTTATCAGACATATTATCTCCTGTGAGTGTGTCTTAGTTTAGCAAGAAATCCGCTTGCTGTCGGTTATGAGCATCGTGCCCATAATCTTATTATACCACCAAGTGTTCGAAAGGTCAACCACTTTTTGGCAAAATATCTCAAATTATTTTGTCACCATGTAAGGCTTATCCCATGAGCCAACACTCAGGTGAATGTAATAAGCGGTATGGAAGTAATCAGTCATTGCATCACTATCATCAAACCAACGACGTCCGCCGGGGATGGTGCTGGGTGCAATTTTAATGATACGCAAAAACTGATCAATAGAGTCTTTGGCTTCGCCAGTAAAATGATCTTGGAACCAGTATTGATTAACCTGCATATAACCTTCTGCAAGACGAGTGTCAACATGACGGTCATCTATAGTTTGGTTATAGTTTTCAATAAAGTCAACCGGACCAGACTTGACTGTGACGTCAACGCTGAGTGAACCACTGCCTTTACGCACACCAAATTTGAACTTAGGGAATTGAGCTTTGAGTTCGTCGCGAATTGCCTTAACTTCGTTTGCACTAATATAAGCCATTTGTCAGTTCCTTTTTGTTTAACAATACGTGTATTATACTGGATTCTGCCCGTTTGGTCAACCGAAATCAGTCACCAATTGCTCTTACAAGTTGTTGTGTTTTTGCAACAACATTTTCAATTTCTATCAAGCTTGCTTGACCATGGCCCAATAATGCTTCAGATTCTGTAGCATATCTACGGACCACATCACTGTCGCCATTGGGATAAAATACACAGGTCTCGTATTTCATTGTTCCATAGTGCATGTCGTGCAGATTAACGGTACTGATCATCAATTTACCGACTTCGGTAACTGCTACAGTTTCAGGTGTCTTAAACATTTACAAACTCCATTCTAGGATGATATTCAATTCGGTAGCCTTGACTAGCAGGATATAACCCAAACAATTCGGCGCATTCGCGTTTCATGCTTGCTTCATCCCTATCACGCCAAACTGTGATACTAACCGTACGCTCGCCAGTTTTTACACGACGGTCTGCTTTGTAGATGAACAAGGTATAGTCTTGACGCATCATGCAATCTCCTTGCGAAAATAACCATAGGGCAAGCCCTGGGTAAAACAAAAATACTCCGAGTCGCCGTTGGCGCCTTCTGCGTCCATGAGCCACGCAATCACACGCTCACGGTTGGTACCAGTGTGCATTAGATTTGCAACACGGTTTTCAAAATCAACAACGGCCTGGGCTTCGGCGGCCTTACGAGCAATATCTTCACGCTCGATAATTTCTTCCAACTGCCTGAACTCGGCTAGGTAGTCTGCTTCGGTCCAACTAGAAGTATCAATACCGCGGGGGCGAATGCCAAACGCATCTTTGTACATGTCCCAATAGATACAGGCATACTGCTCAAGGGTTGTCATCTCTTCCCAGCTTTTGAAGTCTTCCATTTTGAACTCCTTTTTACTTAACATGTATCTATTATAGCCGATTTAGCCCTTTTGGTCAACCATTTTTTGGTGTTTTTTAGACTTTTTTGAGCCTATTTTTGTTGTTTTTTAGCAACACATTCTGCTTAAAAATTAAGCAGAATTTCACCTAATATGTTACGCCAGGGCCGGCTACAAAGGACGGTATAATTGGAGTAGGATCAACGACCTCGCCGTAACGACGCACTTGTCTCTGTTCATATTCTGTAAGAAAGTCGTTACTGACCAATTCCCAGTCTGAAATACATTCTCCATATCGTTTGGGATTTGCTTGTATTGTTTTATTATTCAATACAATTTTAGGTCTTAACTGGTACAAAATAAAATCTAACATTTTCCAGTCTTTTCGAAAATGTTTTTTATATGTTTCAGCGTCTGGAATGTAAAAGTATTCATTATGACGCTTACCAAAACCATAATCACCGTCAAGGTAGGTAACATAAAACCATGTTACGACACGAAGTTTCATTTTTAATCCTTGTTTAGTCTCAATACAAGTATTGTAGCAGTTTGGAAATTTTTAGTCAACCAAAGGCAGATATTAACCCTACAATTCCAATGGCTATTGACACAATGTTAACTGCCATTTGTGGCCGATTACCTGCACGAATAGCCCAGATTAAAAACGCTAGAGTCCCTACGGCAAAGACCACAATATTATAAGGATACATTGTAGGACCAATAGCATTCAATGAGTGCCCTGCAATAATTAAAACAGCTCCGGCCCATTGTAGCACTTCATCAAAGTCAATTTTCATTGTGATAAGGTGTCCACAATTCGTTGCTCGATCAGATCCATTTCTGCCTGCTCCAAGTAAAAGTCTGTGGTTGGGTCATAGTACTGACCTTCTCGAACATCGTAATACAACACACGACCATTGAAGTTGAATGGACCTTCCAAGCCCGCACGTGGACCATACTTTTCACGCATACGGTCTACGGAATTCAAAACTCGATAACCCATGTCAATCCTTAAGAAAAGAACTCTGCGGCTTCAGCCATAAACACACGATAGGCTTCCAAGGTCTTTTGTGTTTGGGCCAGGGGATGGTCTTTGACAAATTGTATAAAGTCCAAAAAGTTCATACCCAAAAAGTCTGCGTCTTTTTGCAAAACTGAAATAGCTGTAGAGATTTTCATAATTTGTTCCTTTTAACCACGAATTTCAAAGGCAAAATCAGTGCCTGTCCTAGTGACATAAATCTTACGACCATGCACCGTAATGTAACCCCACTCGCCATCTTGGTAAATGTCATGTGGATCTTTTTCAAGTGTGACATTACGCACAATTTCACAAAAACCATTGCGCCATGTAGGCAGTTTTTGCTTAAAGTACCGGTCGTTATCACGTTGTACAATAAAGATTTTTGCTTTCATGTATTGATTATACTGGTTCTACCCCAAATGGTCAACCATTTAAAGAAAAACCCTACACAAGGTAGGGTTTGTTGTATTTTTGCAACAAATCTGCTTATTTTTTAGGCAAATCCCTTGCTAATTGGTACCAGTCTGTGGCTTTTTTGTAGTTAAAATTTGGGTGCCTATACATATAATCTCGTTTGCGCTCTGCTATCTCTAGTGCATCTAACAAACGCATTTTGTCATTAAACGGAAGCGACATTAAGATACTGTTCATATCTGTAATGTCTAACATGTACTCTACCCACTTTTCCGTGGCTTTTATTTTGTGAAAGCTGGACTGCCCTTTATTATTGTTATTAGTAGCAGTGTATTTTTGAATAAAATTAATTGCTCGCATACTAATCCTTCCTTGGTGGTTGAATTAGTATTATACTACAAAACAAACCATTTGTCAAGTCTACTTGCTTAGACGTTCTAGGGCCAGAATTTCACTCAGTGACTTGGCCATGTCCTCATCGGGTGTGACAATGTGCAAGGATACTCGACTGATATCTTTGCGATTGTCATATGATGATACTCGAATAATAGTTCCACCTGCCGCAGGGATTACTTTGAAGTTGATTGAATCATCTGAGTCAACATCAATGTCCTCATTTACATAAACGCTACCACTGACGGTTTCCTTGTCGTGGGTAAACAACCAATTACGAAGTTTTTCTTTGAACCAACTCATGTGCATTTTCTTTCTTAAACCAATTGTTTCATTGTCATCATAACGATTGAGTCGTTGACTCATTGGCTTGGGTTGTAGACCGGGTCTCGTCCTCGGCCCAAACCGTCCATTCGCCATACTCTTTTTTGAAGCATAACCACCGCTCATAATCTATCCTTACATCTACCGGGTAAAATTCTAGGCTCTCACCAATGACTGCTAACAAACCGGGATTCATGCCGCGTGAAGCATGGTACAGGTTTGGAAATTCTAATTTATATGACATTGTCAACAATTATAGTTTATATGCAATAACATTGTCAACATTGAATTTGCCTAAAGTTCAAGACTTGAACCACGAGCTTTTTTGTAAAAGATGTGTCGTCCAATTTGTGCTATCTTGTACGACTTGTCAGCCCAGTAAGGATCCTTGATGTAGTCAGCATGATAAAACAAACTGTTTTCTAAACTGGCAACTCTGTGTCCTTGTAGTACGTCTCGAGCAATGAACAAGCTTTCATTCCAGGATTCCTGATCAGGCTTGGGAAGTGTTTTGAGTCTGGTCCAGGAAAATTGATCCTTGGAGTAAACAACCTCACAAACACTCTTGCCCCAGTGGCCAGTCTTCAATCTATTCATGGTGATATGGCCCACTGCATACTTGCCAACTCGATCCTCAATGCCTGCTTCGTAATAGATGTTTTTGGTCATGCAATCCACATCTGCAGAAGTAAGAGCAATACCTTGATTGGTTTTGACAATGTGATTAAGGTCTTGAACCTGTGCTTGAATGTTTTCGAGTTGGTCCTCTAAACGAATCATAAAAATTACTGCCACACCCACACATACTGCTGTAATACATCGGTCCATATCTACCTCGAGTAAATTGATAAGTGTCTAGTATAGCATGAAATTTGTTTGTGGTCAATGAAAAAGGCTTCCGAAGAAGCCTTTCTATTTGTGGTTAAGATAGTTATTAGAATGTAATTGACCCTGAACCAACTGTGGTCCATTTGTAAATTCTATAACCACCTGCTACTGTAATATCAGGTGATCCTGTAGTGGACGTTGCGGCTGCGTATGTGTCTGGGTAACGAACGACAACAATACCAGATCCGCCTGATCCTTGGGAGCCACCGCCACCGCCACCTGTGTTTGGTGTAGCTGAAGAATATGCATTACCGCCGCCGCCTAGGCCTCCTACACCCTGTGTACCAGAACCACTTTCTGTCATACCACCACCGCCACCGGCATAGTAAGTAGGTGTTCCTGTGATAGAATTTTGTATACCTATGCCACCATCGCCGCCTTTAAGTGATTGGGCATTTGAACCTGCTGCGCCTGCACCACCACCACCACCGCCGCCAGAATCTCCGGATTGAATTCGTCCTGTTCCACCAGCGTTACCTTGCCCGGCAGTGCCTGCACCGCCAGGCATTTGTGCTCCGCCACCCCCTCCGGAACCTCCAGCTAGACCAGTAGCATAAGTATTTCCGCCACCACCGCCTCCGATAGCAGTTATTGAACTAAAGACAGAATTTGATCCATTGTAACCGATAACTCCGGGAAAAGAAGCTTCTGGTGCGGTACGGCCTATTCCACCTGCACCTACCGTAATAGCGTAAGGAGTTCCAGCAGTGACGCTTGTACTACCTGCTCGATATCCTCCGGCGCCGCCGCCACCTGAAAAGAAATTTCCAGCGCCGCCGCCACCGGCGACTACAAGATATTCCAATGTGGATGGAGGAGGAGGAGCCACATAACTTGATATCACCATACCACTGCCTGTGCCACCCATTGTGATACCTGATGGGATAACTGCGCCCGTTGATGTACCGGTTGTAGTTGAAGCCGCTGTGTATGTAGGTGTTGCTGTAGCTGTGTTAGCTGTTAACGATGGGGTTGCTACAGTAAGGGTACTCGTTGCACCTGTCAATGAAAGTGCCGCATCACTCCAAGAGCCGGCCCCATCAGTCAAAGCAGTAGCTGATGCATAACTAAAATTATATCCACCAACTGTATACGTGCCTGTCATAGTTCCATCTGTTGGTAATTTTGCAAATACTATATCATTATTTCCGCCGCTTGTGGCCGCATTATTTTTACCAGTAATATACATTATTGAATTTTTAACAAATATACCATAACATTCAGCATACCACGCTGTTGGTCCAAATTGACGTTGCCATTGCAATGTTCCACTGGAATCATATTTTACAATAACAAATTTAGTTAGGCCAGAAATGGATGCACTGGTAGCAAGATATATATTCCCAGAGTCATCACTTGATAAATTAACATCTCCATTGCCAGTCGAACTAAGCGATCGTTGCCATTGTCTAGTACCACTAGAATTATATTTTGCTATAAAATATCCGCCACCTTGTTGATAAGCACCAACGTAAACATTGCCCGAGCTATCTGTTACTATACCGGTACCAATATTACCAGAACTATTACCAAATTGACGTTGCCATTGTAGTGTTCCAGTTGAATCGTATTTTGCTATAACTGCATCTACTGTTGTACTACCGCTGGCAGTGCCACCTTGATACCAGCCCACTATATAAACGTTATTAGAAGAGTCAGTGGTTATTTTTACAGGAGCTTTTCTGTAAAAATTTGAAGCATCCTTTAGACTTCTTTGCCATTGTATTGCGCCAGTCGAATCAAACTTGGCCAATGAAATAAAACCAACATCAGTGCCATCGCTGGCCTCTCCTGCTACATAGATGTAATTGGCGCTATCTACAGCTACCGCTGCCGCACTAGAATTACCTACAGTTTTCTGCCATTGTTTATTGCCACTTGAATCGTATTTTACTAAACCTATGCCGCTGTTGCCGCCAAGATATATATTACTTGATGAATCAATTGCTATAGATCGAGCATTAAAACCCTGTGTACCTAACGTCCGTTGCCATTGTATTGTGCCACTTGAATTATATTTGGCAACAAAATAGCCTTCTTGGGCTGTATTGCCGCCACAGATATAAATGTTCCCAGAAGAGTCAGTTACAGCACCATTTGCCTGTTCACTAACCGGTCCTGATAATGTTGCAATAAAACACGTTTCTCCAGCCGCTGTTGCTTGTCCGCCTATAATAAATCCCATGATTGTTTCCTTTTAATTATGGCAACTTACAGTGCCATTGATGTCCTTATTTAGTTGTTACATCCAAAGTAACAGACCTTGGCTGCTTAACAGTATGCCAACACCTGCTACCACAAAGCTACCCCAGAATAGTGGCATGCTGACAGCAAGAATACTGGCACTTAGTAGCACAATGCTCATTTGGTACGCTGTACTGGCATAACCCAACCATGGACTACGCAACTTGGCAGCATCACGTTCGGCTTCCAATGCACGAGCCTTGACCATCAATTCCTTCTTGCCATCTTTGGGTTCGTTTTCATAACGATCAATTTTGGCAGTGAGTTCTTCTGCACGTTTTTTATCACCTGCTCGTACAGCATCATCACGAGCATACTCAGCCATGGTCTGTTTCATACTCTTGGCTTGATAAAAGGCCCATGTGTCATTGGCCTTGATTGTGTTGTTTAAAATCAAACTGCTGTAACTGCCAGCAAAATAAGAATTCACGGCCAGCAATAGTGCAAACACATTGATTACAAGACCTGCTTTGTCTTTGATCTTGGCTTCGCGTTCACTGCGTGAGCCAACTGGCGGCTTGGGTGCATCCGGATCCTTGGGTGTTTTGTTTATTAAGTTTAATACTGAATCTATTAGTGCCATTTTCTTTCCTTATTTGCTGTGTTTGCCGCCACATACAGGGCATTCTTCTTGTGTTGGGTACATGCTATGTTCTCCTTGAATATGGCAGATATCTATACTGCCATTGTTGTATCACTGGTATTTATATAAAAAGGAAAAAGGCTTCCGGAGAAGCCTTTTTGTTTGTGGGTAAAGTAATTGTTAGAATGTAATTGACCCGGAACCAACTGTGGTCCATTTGTAAATTCTATAACCGTCACTAACAACTGGATACCCAGCGGCTAACCCGGTTGTACTTGCGGCTGCTGCCACAGAGGAAGGAGTTCTCAGTATCACAACACCAGAGCCACCCGCGGCACCATTGCCTTGTTGACCGCTACCGCCGCCACCACTACCGGTATTGACTGCTCCAGCGGTGGCGCTCGCGCCAGTTGTGCCGCCATTGCCGCCTATACCACTACCACCTGCACCACCTGCACCACCGTAATTACTGCCACCACCACCACCACCAGCATAGGTTACCGAGCTTCCGCTAATTGTTGATGTAATACCAATGCCGCCTGCGCCACCTGTATTATCGAGAGTGCCTGTACCACCAACACCGCCTGCACCACCGCCGCCGCCACCAGCGTAATTTGAGGAGCTTCGACCACCATCAAAACCCTGCCCTGCTGTTCCAGATCCTTTATTAGAGTTGGCATGTCCGCCACCACCACCACCTGAACCGCCACTTAAACCAAGACCAAATGGACTGGCACCACCACCACCACCTATCGCAGTGGTCAAGCCTGTAACGGTGCTATTTGTACCGCTAGTACCAACGCCAAAAGTTCCACCACCTGCACCACCACCACCAACGGTAACCGCGTAAGTGGTCCCGGCCACATAGGTTGTAGAGCCAGTGACAACACCACCTGCACCACCGCCAGATGCGCCATACCCACCACCACCGCCACCACCTGCTACCATGAGATAGTCTATCATGACCGGTGGTACATAACTTGATATCACCATGCCTGTGCCTGTGCCACCCATGAAGGCTCCAAATGGTCCTGAAGCGCCAGCTGATGAAATCGTAGTCACTGAAGTTGACAATGATGGTGTTTGTAATGTGTATCCGGCTGGTGTTCCTACTGATCCTGCATCTGTTGTTTCAGTAACTGAAATAGTAGAAGAAGTTAATGTAGGTGTTGTAGAAGATATACTAGAAGCCGCATATACATAACTATAACCACCAACTGTATAAGTTCCTGTTGATGTGCCATCTAAAGATAATCTAGCAAAGAATACTTTGTCAGAACCACTTGCACTTGTTATACCGGCAATGTTAATCCCACTACCGTTAACAGCAATACTTTCTACAGTCATTGCAGTTGATGCATGACTTATAGTTCTTTGCCATTGTAAAGAGCCCGAACTATCATGCTTGAATATACCAATTTTACTTGTAGAATCTGTTGTATTGCTAGCAGAATAGATATTACCAGACGTATCTATTCCTAAATATTGGCCAGCAGTCCCTGCTCTTTGCCATTCCACAACCCCTGAACTATTAAATTTAACAATTTGCTTGGTAGGATAGCCGATGCCAATGTAAAGATTACCTGAACTATCTACCGCTGTGCTTGATGGCTGACCTGGGTAAATATTATTAGTTCCGTCACCTACCGAAGTCATCCATTGTAATACTCCCGAGCTATTAGTTTTAAATCCAAACGGTCTGGCTAGTCCAGTTGCTGTTGTGTAACCAGAACCGTATACATTTCCAGAACTATCTACTGTTAAAGACCCACTTGCAACAAGACTTGTAGCAGAATATTTTTTACCCCATTGAACAGTGCCCGAAGTATTTAATTTAAACAGTACTATTGCTCCAGACCTTGTACCACTAACATAAAGGTTATCTGAACTATCTATATAGAATCCAAGATTACTTATGCCTGCATTACCTGCATCACGTATATATCTTTGCCATTGCAGTGTACCAGAACTATCGTATTTGAATACAACAATTGAACCGACTCGGCCAACACCTGCGCCATAAGCCTCAGACGCAAAATAATAGTTACCTGAACTATCAACTCCAGATACTACACCACTATTAGATAAAGTGCCTGCCATGTCGTCTTGTTTTCCAGCCTGCCATTGTGCTGTTCCAGAAGAGTTGAGTTTTATTATTCTATTATCAAATCCCGTCATAGCATTCATATAAATGTTGTTTGAACTATCAACATTTATATGAACTTGTTTCATATTTGTTCCATATACACCAATGATGCTGGCCACCGGTGGCACCACTGTTCCGC